AGGTTTGTTTTGAGGCTTCTGAAAAAGTGGTAAAAAACATGGAGATGTAGCTCAATTGGTCAGAGCGTCGGATTGTCGATCCGAAGGCTGCGGGTTCGAGTCCCGTCTTCTCCGCCAAAATAAAACAGGTGCATAGCTCAATTGGAAGAGTTTCGGTTTCCAAAACCGAAGGTTGGGGGTTCGAGTCCCTCTGCGCCTGCCAAAATATACCTCGTTCGTACAAAGGCTAGTACGTCAGATTGTCGATCTGATAATAGGAGTTCGAGTCTCCTACGGGGTGCCAAATTTCATTGTGGGATAGCTCAGTTGGTAGAGCAAACAAGAAAAAGAACACCAACTGAGTTATAGTTTCTTTATACTTATTCATAGGTATTCCTTATGGAGGAATACCTATGAATGAGACGGCATTGCGAGTTGGGGTTAGTGATGGTTTGTCACAGAGGGAATTGGCAAAAAAGTTTGAATGTAGCCAGTGTAAGATCAAATACTGGTTGAAGAAGCATAACTTGCGAACAAAGGGTACACTAAAGACTGGCGGGCAGGCGTGTCTTCCTGTTAAAAGTTGCGAGCTTTGTGGAAAGCCTACAAAGAAAAGGAATCGATTGTGTAGTGGTTGTATGACTTCGGTTCGGCGATACCGTGTGAAGCTCGCTGCTATTCATATGAAGGGTGGTATGTGTCAGGAGTGTAAGAAGACATTTCAGCCAAACCAATACGAGTTCCATCATCGAGATGGAGAAGAAAAGGATTTCACGTTGAGTTCAGTCGCCAATATGAACTGGGAGTTTGTGAAAAATGAACTCAAAAAATGTGACCTGTTGTGCGTGTATTGTCATCGACTGAAGCATCCCGGTTTGTTCGCAGACAAAGTTTTCATGGAGTTTGTGAACAATTATCGGGGAGAATTATTAGCGTGGTAAGGGAACTCAGTAGGCTGGTGTCATCGGTTCGACTCCGATTCCCACAACCAAATAGTCACGTCGCTTAATGGTAAAGCGTCTCCTTGACATGGAGAAGCCGAAGGTCCGATTCCTTCCGTGACTACCAGAATTATGAGCTGAGCATTCTTGATGAAAACTGCTCCAAGCATGCCGCCACAAGCTTGCCTCTTCGGAGAGGAGAAAACTGGTGGCACTTTTAACGGGGTGTGGCTCAACTTGGTAGAGCGCCTGGTTCGGGACCAGGAGGCTGGTGGTTCAAATCCACTCACTCCGACCAATATCGAAGTATACCAAAGTATAGTAGATTCTTGGTATACGGTGGTATATATAGGTAGAAGTTGTTACAAACGGGGTTTAGCTCAGCTTGGCGGTAGATTTCTCTATTGGAAGAATTCTGAAGAATGATTTGAAAAATTGCACATTTTTTCTGAGTTCGGACGATATCTTTGTGAGTATTATAGGGATAGTCTTTCATCAGGAGAGAAAAATGCCACCACCCACAGTTACTTGCTGCAAGTGCGGCGAGCTTGTTCTGAAGGCTCAGACGTATGCTGTTGAAGGCGGACGAGCCTGTAAGAAGCATGAAGGTGTTGTTGATGCCGCCAAGGCTCATCAACAGAAGGCTGTTGATGACAAGGAAGCGAAGATTCGTGCCGAGGAGGATGCTCGTATTCGGCGTCAGCAGATTCGTGAAGAGCGTGACAAAAAGTTTCTCGAAAATGCTTTCAAGCCGAACCCTTCGATGGTTTGGGCGTCTGAGCATTGTTGGTGTTGCGGTCGTCGTTCTTTGACGAAACAACAGTTTGCACAAGTCCAGTTGATTGCGATGGAGAAGGCAAAACTGGACGGAATCAATCCGATTGGATGGTTGTCGGGCGACAATACATTCTCGATATTGCTTCGAGATATTGTTCTGAAGATGGGTTATGAGGTTGTTGTTGACCAAATCGAAATGACGGATGAGCAGTACGCCATTTATGAAAAGTGGAAGGCACGTTTTGACCACCGAGTGTCAAAGATCACTCAGTTCACGAAAGAGATTCAGATTTGCGCTGATTGCCAAGAGCATATTGGAATCAAATATGTCCAGCCTGATATAAATATTCCGCTCAAGGCGATGGTAATGATTGGTGCTGTGTATGCTGGCAGTGGTGCGCAGGAAGCCAATATTGAAGCGGCAAAGAGCTTGGAGGTTCTCGGGTTATGAGTCAGGTGACGAATCGATACGGTGTTATTTTTACATATGAGTATGGAAGCGATAAAAAAATCCAAAGGTTGTCGACAGCATAGATGATGCTCGTAAGTTGCGCCGTGTGATTCTTGATTCTGGGATAACTTGTCGTGTTGTTAGAGGGCAAATTAACGATTGTGAAAGTCCTCCTCAAGGTTGTCCTTTCGCAGTTGAATATGCTGTGTCGTAATTATGGGGCTGTAGCTCAATCTTGGTAGAGCACTGCGTTCGCAACGCAGAGGCTGAGGGTTCGAGTCCCTCCAGCTCCACCATAATTTTCTGAATACATGACCTTGGTTGTATGATGAGGAGGTCGATATTTTTGGAGTGCGATGATGATTGAGAAGAAGAAAATTGCTTGTGGCGGGAAGGCGATATTTTCTGGCACAAGGATACCAGTTTGGTCGATAGTGAAATATTTGCGCATTGGGGTTGGGGACCGTGAGATTCTTGAGACGTTTCCTTCGTTGAAAGCGTACAATATAGACGAAGCTCGTGAGTATTTCAAAAAGAACAAAGCGGAAATGGAAAGAGACATTTCCGAAAACACTTGAGGGAATATAATGAGTTCGTCTGATTGTGAAAAAGATGAAGATTATGTTTGCGGTGATGTTGTTGCTTTCAACGCACAAGGAACAACAGAGTTTTTGAAACACTTGATAGCCGATAACGATTTTGATGGTTGTCAATGTTCCGACAGCGACAGAAATGATGCGAAAATAATCGCAGATAAACATAAAAACGAAGAGTAGCGAAGCTTGGTATCGCACCTGCTTTGGGAGCAGGGGGCCGCAGGTTCAAATCCTGTCTCTTCGACCAAATTCAAAAGGCGAAAGCCTGTGGGGAATAAAATGGAAATCGGTGGTTGGTTCAAGAACCTTGGAGTGTGGATGCACTATTGTCAGGTGCGTTCTGGAAACACTGTAATGTATTACGTTAACGGTAAGCTTGACCGAGTTGTTAAGGCAGGAAAACAGCAATGACAGATATGCCAAAAACCGTTGAGTATATTCGTCTTGCGAGGCGGTTTGCGAATATTTTCGACACAATTGCCCTCAAGAGTGATGTGGATGATATCTTGAGCTGGAACATAAAAACGGAGATCATTTGGATAACAGAATTGAAAACCTTGAGATTCTTTGTCCGATCTGTCATGCTTTGACCACAACATATAGGGGTAAGAACAAGAAACTAAAACAGGCAGGTAGCCCAACTGGCACGAGGCGGGGGGCTTAAACCCTCTTGGTTAAGGGTTCGAATCCCTTCCTGCCTACCAAACACAATGACAGAAGTAAACTAAAGGCTTGATATGAAAAGGTGGAAGGCATGAAGAAAATCATTCTGTTGATTATGGCTGTTGTGTTGTTTGCTGGTATCTCATATGCAAAAAAGGACACATCAATCGCTTGTGTTGAAAAACAGATTGATGTGGTTGCGCCAATGGTTATTGGTGAGTTGATTGTTCCTCCGAAGGTGGAGGTAGAGACAAGGATTCAAAGACTTAACCGAATCAGTGACAATGTGGTTGCGAACAGAGATTTGCTAAAACAAATTAATTCGAAGAACTCAATTGGTGGGTCGATTGGTTGGGTTGCTGAAAATCTGAATTCAAACGATGGTTGGTCTTTGACGGGATATACAAAGACTGGATTGACATATTGGCAAGGAAAACCAATTTTGTATCGTGCTAAGACTGGTATAATCAATGCGGAGTTGTCTGCGGAGTCAGACTATTTTGCAAGGGAATCTTGGGACCCTCAAAATCGTCAGAGGTGGTCGAATGATCTTAATGCCGACCTCCGACGCAATTGTGTGTTTGGATTCTTCGTTACCTTTAGGTGGTAGGAGATAAGCTATGAATCGAAAGGGATTTTTTCTGTTGTTGTTGCTGTTTGTTGTTATGGCAGTTTCAATTGGAAACTTCAAGTATCCAGTTGTTATGGCAAAAGAGAGTGACAGTTCGCTTGTTAAAACTCAGTTTGTGAAGACGGCTCCTGTTGCCCAATTGCCTGTTGTTGCACCCGAGTCAATAGTGGCTCCTGTAACGGCTTTGAATGCAGATGCTGCGAGTCGGTATCAATTCGTTCGGGTAACACTTATGATTGCAGTAACGAACCCTGACTACTCGAATAGCTTGCGTAAGCGAGTTGAAGACCTTTGTGATCTTGTGAAGAGCGCACCAATCATCAAGGATATCAGGATTGAAAAGATGGAGGGTTCTTCAAATCAGAAGGATTTTTTCTTGTTTGAGTGAACAATTTTCGTATAATCTGCAAATGGAGTTGAAAGAAATTTGCCGAGGGGTGTGCCCTTGGTCGTCAGAATCAGGGCAGGAAGAACGATGAAAAAGCAGGAATGCCCAATATGTGGGGCAATGGAGTTGGTGACAAGGTACGGAGCGTTCAAATTTAATCCTCCTTCAAACATCCCTGGAGGGATGATGGTTGTAAGTGGGGCAGAATGGGAAGAGTGTCGGGCGTGCGGGGAACAAATCCTCGATGATAAAATCGACAAAGCACTTGAGAAAATAAAAGAAGAGAGATTGTCGAGTGCTCGGAAAGAAAAAGAAAAACAAGCAACCAGTACGGATGCTTAAAAAAATGGACAAAGTTTGTCATTTTTTTCATAGTCGGACGATGTTATTTCATAAGCAAATACTGCGGGGTGGACCAGTGGTAAGTCGTCAGCCTCATAAGCTGGAATTCGAGGGTTCGACCCCCTCCCCCGCTACCAAAATTAAAGCCTGTGTATCGGCATTAAGAGTCCCACACAAAAACCTCTTAATGTCTAGTGAAAAGCAAGATGTGGGTCTTGCTTAGATGGGTCTCAGTCCCGTCGGCACAGGAGATTTTTCATGGGGTCATGGCGCAATTGGTAGCGCACCAGCTTTGCAAGCTGGGGGTTGTCGGTTCGAGTCCGACTGGCTCCACCAAATGGGCGTGTGGTGTAATGGCAGCCACGCAGGTTTCAAAAGCCTGTGGTCGAAAGACCGTGTGGGTTCGACTCCCTCCACGCCCACCAAACTCCAAGCCCACAAGAGGTGGGCTTTTTCTATGGGCGAGTGGTGGAATGGCATACACGCCAGACTTAGTTGTTTTGAGTCTCCCAATTATTTTATAGTTTTGCTATTGGTAGGAGGATATACCAATGGCAAAACACATTAAGTACACAAAAGAGTTGTTGGAGAATGCGGTAAAAAATTCTGTTAGCTTGATGGGTGTAATGCGTTTTCTTGGGCTAAGGATAGCGGGTGGGACGCATTATCATTTGTCGAAAAAGATTAAGGCATTTGAGATAGACACATCTCATTTTCTCGGGAAGGCATCCAATAGAGGTCATAATCATAAGGGTGGATGGAAAAAGAAAAATTGGCAAGACGTTTTGATATTGAGAGATGAAAAACAAGGAAGAGAAAAAAGTTATATTTTGCGTAGGGCGTTGATAGAATATGGCTTCCCATATGTTTGTTCTGGTGAAAGGTGTGTTGTTGGTGGTGTTTGGTTTGACAAGAAGATAGTCCTTGCTGTTCACCACATAAACGGCAATGAATTTGATTGCCGTCCTGAAAACTTGATTTTTCATTGTCCAAACTGTCACAGTCAAACCGATAACTATTGTCGAAAAAAATGCGGGGGTAGCCCAACGGCATGAGGCGCATCTTTTAGGAAGATGAGGTTGGGGGTTCGAATCCCCTCTCCCGTACCAAATAACTTGAGCAAACTTGAATCACTTGAGTTTTGTTAAGAAATATGATTTGTGTTCGTTGGCGAATGACGACAAAGGCTGAATTTATTGAAATTTGGAGGAGCGTAAGCTCCGTGGGGGTTCAAGTCCCCCTTCGCCCACCATTTTAAGGAGAAAAGAATGAAGCGCAGGAACGGATTTGTCAGCAATAGCTCTTCATCCAGTTTCATTATTGGCATCGGTAAGGTTTACAAAGAAGACCATGCAGAGTTCAGGGCTTGGTACGAGGAAAAAATCAAGGGCAAGTTTTCAGAGCGTGAGGTTTTTCTTGCAACAACCAACTCCATTGCAACAACCAACTCTATTCTCGAAGGAGGTGATGGGGAGTTTGGTTGGGGCGGAGGGTTTCTGAAGATTACTGCTCCTGTCAACACAAGTCCAGAAGTTAAGATTCCGTTTGACCTAACTGCGGAGGACCTGTACTTCATCGTATGTATTGGAAACGATGAAGGGGATTCTTGTTTCCTTGATTCCAACGGTGACATTGATTACGACCAAGTGAATGAGGATTGGTTCCGTGGCGATCAGGCTTCAGTTTTGAATGTGCTTGGAGGGAGTCCAATGCTTTCCGTTGTAGACTATGCTTTCGGAGCAGAGCGCAACGGATAATCCACAAAGAGTACAAAAAAGGAAGACCACCTCGTATAATCGTAGGTGGTCTTTTCTTTTGGAGGATTAATGAACAGATTTGAGTTTTTGAATATCTTAATTAAGCGTCTCAATGTGACTTCTTTTTTGGAAATAACACATGATGACAAAAAGCTATCAACCTTTCCAAACATCGTATGTCAGAAGAAATATGGCGTAGACCCAAATGGGAAAAAGACGTTTGCCTTATCGTCTGATGAGTTTTTCAGCATTCTTTCTCCAGCCGTGAAATTTGGTTTGGTTTTCATAGACGGCTTTCATGACGAGTCGATTGTTGACCGTGAAATAGAGTCTGCGCTTGCGCATCTCGATGAAGGCGGTGTTGTTGTTGTTCATGACGTGAATCCTGTCGAGGAGCATCTGCAGTTTGACGCTATTACAAACAATGGACAGATGCCTTGGTGTGGGACCGTGTGGAGGTCGTTTGTGAAGCTGAGGATGGAGCGAGAAGACTTGAGAATGCTTACTGTTGACCTTGATTGGGGCTATGGACTGATTGTGCGTGGAAAGCAAGATTTGTTTCCAAAAAAGGAGTTGACATATCAGATGCTTGATAAGAACAGGATAGATCTTTTGAATCTTGTCTCGCTTCAATCTTTTTTGAGTAAGCTATACTTGAATGGTAGTTTCTAACAGGAGCCTCTCATGGACGTCTTTGTGACATTTTATCGTCGGGACAAAGAGGATGGTGTTATTATTGCGAACGGTTTTTCGTTTGTCAGACATCTCTTCCCTGATGCTATTGATGTATTTGTTGAAGAGGGAGAGCCTGTCGAATCAGTGAGAAAGAAGCTTGATGTTCCTGATGCAACGAGATTCTTTTGTTCTGTTTCGTGGGATTCACAGTTGAACATGGTTGAGCCGTTTGCCGATAACAGATGGGTTATTGGTGGGCCGTATTCGCACTTCGTCGGAAACGCAGGCATCCAGAAGCCATATACGATTTGTCGAACTTCGATGGAGGAGTTTCTCGGTGTTCCTATCGGTGACAAATTCACCTGCTATTTTGACAAGTTTGTTTCTGGACTGGGTAGCAAAGAGGTCTATTACAACGTCGCTGTTGGTTCGGGGTGTTATTGGAAGGGGTGTAAGTTTTGCACGTATGCTCACATTCGAGAGGAGGAGTATCGTCGTCCGAATGTGACCAAGATTTTGGAAAACCTGAAAACAATTCCGAATATTCTCAACAGAGTGAACCTTGGGTACGCTGCCGTTCCGCCAGATGTTTTGGAAGAGGTTCTTCGGGCAAAGAAAATTGAGAAGCTGCAAGTGAAGTTCTTTCTTCGGGCTGACCAAGAAATTCTCGATGTTTTGAATAAGTTTGACGGTGCTGAGTGTGTTGGGCTGGTTCCTGGTATTGGTCTTGAGTCTCCTTCTCAGACTATTGTTGACAGGTTGAACAAGAACATCAGGCTCGATGTGTTTTTGAAAATAGTAGACAAGACGCTTTCTCTTGGTGGTTATGTTCGGTTCAACATAATGGATCACTATCCGTTTGCGAACAAGCTGTGCGTTGAAGAGGCTAGGCTGTTCTTGACAGAGCTTGTTGCCATTCATCGTCGGCATGGTGGAAAGCGTATGGTTTTTGACAACGCTGGGTCGACGTGGTGGTATTCAAAAGCGCCGTTACTTGGTTGTTCGTGTGCAATCAAGGAGGTCAAGGTTTCAGAGTTCAGGGTTGCCTATAAGGCTGTCTTGGACAGAAACTCTGAGGCGTTCTCTTCGAACAGGGTTATCTCAGAGATGATTCTCAAGAGTGGTATTCCGATTGTTGGGTCGGGCGGGAAGAAGTTTTTGAGCTTGAAGGTCGGTGCAGAATGAATGTCTTTGTGACTTTGGTTTCACAAGACAAAGATGGAACGTTGGTGGTCTATAACGGATTCTCTTTTGTTCGAAGTCGTCTTGAAGGTGTGGATGTGTTTTTAGATCAATCCAAAACGACCCAAGATGAAGCCTCGATGATAATGTCAAAGTTTCCATCAGATGCAAAAATATTTTGTTCGGTATCTACGCCATCGAATTGGTTTTTCGTGGCTCCTCTGATAGATGAGCGTTGGGTTTTGGGTGGACCTCTTGTTCCTGTCTTGAAGAAGGCAAATACTTTTTGCCGAGGTTCTTTGACAGAAGGTCATGCCGAAAAGTATTTTAACCTTCCATATATTCCAGCCATCAGTTATTACTTTGAAGATTTTGTTCTGAGGCATCCGTGCAAATCGGTATATATCTGTGTGACGCTTGGTTCGGGCTGTTATTGGGGTAAGTGTCGTTTTTGTTCCCATATATCAAATGGATGTGAAATGTTCGCTAGAGGCGAACTGGGGCGCTTGTTGGGGCAAATAAGAAGGATAGGAGGAAAACCAACAAAGGTCTTTGCTGGATTTTCTTCGACACCTCCAGAGGTTCTCAGAATGATTCTTGAATCTGGAGCTCATCGTCGAGTAAAAATGAGGTCATTTGTTCGTGCTGAACCGTGCATTTGTGATGTTGTTGAGAGTTCTGATGACTTGAAGGGTTTCACTCTTGTTGTTGGTGCTGAGTCTTTCTCGCAAAGAATCAATGAAGTTCTTCAGAAGGGGACTTCTTGGGATGTTCTTTTGAGGTTGATTGATTTGACAGCAGAACGTGGTGGTCGAGTTCAACTTGATACAATGGAGCATTATCCTTTCATCAAGGAAAGTGATATTGATGAAGCAGAAGATATCATCTCGAAGCTCGAAGCGATAAGAAACAAACATCTGAAGAGTTATTTTATTTTGAATTTTGGTCCTACTATATGGCATGACGAAAAAGAGATTGCCGCTGTGTGTGAGCAGTGGACGGCCAACATGGGGATTCTTGGAGAGAAGTGGTTTAGCCCAGTAATGTCAGAAGAAGCTATTAGGTTGAACGCCAAAATGAACCGGATGGTCAATTCTCGTCTTGGAGTAATTCATGCTTGCCCGAAAGGCGGATATGCCGTTTATGAGGAGGACTAGAATGTATCGAATTCCTATTTTTGTTGTTTTATGTTTATGTGTTTCTGGTTGCACATCCATGCAGTTGTCTGCGGCGAAATATTCTGCGCAAGGATTACTTGATCTTACAAAGGATAGGTATATTCGTTCGGATGATGTTGTTCTTGTTCGAGGATTAAATGGGAATCCAAATCGTTTGTACTTGCGTAGGAGTATGAATCCAATGTGGGGACCTTCTGATTTGCTTGGAAAGTCTGGAATTGGTTGGTGGGACTATGTTGAGTCGAACCGTCGGATTCAGATTTATAGCAGTGCAGCGGTGGCCATGTATGGATCAAATAGTTTCGTTATGTCACCAGATGCCTATCGTTCTTGGAAGGGTCAATTGAAGGTTATGTCTGAGAGGTATAAGGACAATAAAGACTTTTCCATGTACGAACATCTGTTGATGACGCAAGCGAAGGGTGAAGAAGCGTCTTCCGAGTTCAAACAAGAGAAAAAGATGTTTGCAATTCGGAATTCGGAAAAAGCGTTTTCCCCAGTTAAACCAAAGGGTCATGATTTTTTGTCTCGTGCTGAGTTGTTCTCTCTTGGGTTTATTTACGAAAAAAAATGAGGGCGTAGTATGTCTATGGGTCGTCTGTTTGTTGGCTCTGTGTATAGCAAAGATGGGGTTGAACGTAATAGGCAATGGTATGAACTTCAGACGAAGTTTCTGAAATCAACCACAAAGAACTATCAACATTTTGTTTGTGCTGAAGAGGATAACTTTGTCGGAGACCATGTTTTTCTTCAAAAGAAATATGAATCCGAATCGTATTGGATTCATTTGAGTCGTCTTGGACAAAAAAACAAGGGACAAAACGAGCAGTATTATCTTGAACATGTCAATGGTCTAAAAACGATAATCGATGAGTTTAGAAGACAGATTGAGTTTGGGTGGTTGTTGATTCTAGACAGCGATGCTTTTCCGATAGCGAGTGGATGGCAGAAGACTATTCCAGAGCAGATGAACGAGAGGAAGAAGAAGTGGGCAGCAGCGGTTCGAATGGAGTGTTTGGACCTTTTTCCGCATCCTTGTGTTTGGCTTGTTCCTCGGAGGTCTTTATCTGTTTTGGATTCTCTATTTGACATGACTGTCAGTTATGATGTTTGTGGACGAGGTGTTTCAAATATCGGCTCTGGAATGAGTAGGGATGAATTATTTCCTTTGGTTAAAACGAATGTGTGGTCGCCTCACCCATTTATGAGTACAATCTACTATGGTTCTTTCTATCATCATGCTGGTGGGTCTCGTGTACCTGGAAATAAAAGTATGCTCTATTATAGACATGCTTTTCCAGATGGATATTACAACTCGTTTTATGACAAAACATCTGAATCGATATTTTCAGAAACAGAAGATTATTTGTCACGGTTATCTGGATTTCCTGTGAGGATGTATGGATAAGGCTACTCAAAGGTTGATAACAAACACGAAATAATGAGAACGATTGGCAGTATAATTGTTGGTTTGATTGCGGTTGTTCTTATTGTGAAAACAACAAGTATATTGAAACAGAAAGGATAATCATGAAAGAGAAGGCTTATATGCGAAGGTTTCTTCGGAATACTCTTGAGGTGTATGCAGAGTCAAAGGGTTTTCGGCTCTCTGATAAATCTGAGAAGGTGATGGATTCAATTATCAAAAACGAAGGAAACTGTCCATGTCGAGCGATTGCCTTTACATGCCCTTGTCCGTTTCATGTTAATGAGGTCGAGGACGACGGAAAGTGCCACTGCAATTTGTTTGTCAGAGGTGACGAATGAATGGGTTCAGTTCAGAGTCTGTCAACGTTATCGAAGAGATGAAGAAGCGTCGTGAGCAGATACAGGCTTCAAAAGCCGCCAAGGAAGCCACACAAGCCCCAACACGGCTTCCAAAGGGATTCCCTCGGTTCATCGCAGGTACTCCTATGCCAATTACCCGTGTTGCCCCGAAGGTAAAGCCAAACGAACCGTGCCCATGTGGGTCTGGTCGCAAGTTCAAAAAATGTTGTTGGAGGAAGCAGCCGTGATTATTGTGACTGGAGCGTGTGGGTTTATTGGGTCGAACCTTGTTGCAAGTCTGGCCTCCGAAGGACACGAGATTACGGCAGTTGATGTTGCATCCAAAATGGTTGGAGCCAATTTTCCAAGCAATGTATACCTTATGGATTCAGACATGTTCAGGCAGGGAATCAGGACAAGTCTCCTTGGTAGCAACGTGACCCATATTTTTCATCTTGGTGCGTGCGCAGATACGATGGAGACAAATGAGTCCATTATGATGGAATCGAATGTAGTTTTCTCGAAGGATATTATGTGGCTCGCTGCCAAGGGAAAGATTCCGACCGTGTATGCATCGAGTGCGGCGGTGTATGGAAACAGCGATTCGTCAACAGAGATACGTTCGAACGAGAATCCTATAAATTTGTACGCAAAGTCAAAACTGATGTTCGACAATATTCTTCGTCAAAACAAAAATGGACTAAGAAACACTTTTGTTGGGCTTCGTTTCTTCAATGTATATGGTCCTTCCGAAGCCCGTAAGGGAAAAATGGCGAGTATGCCTTATCAAATCTGGAAACAGATAAAAGAGGATGGGGTTTGCAATTTGTTTGGAGAAACTGAAGGTTGTGCGGCGGGTGAGCAGAAGCGAGATTTTGTTTCTGTTGAGGATGTAATCTCTGTGATGAAGTATTTTGCGTTTAAGACAGAGCCTGTTAAGGGCGTTTTCAATGTTGGAACTGGTGTGGCTCGTTCTTTCAACGATGTTGCGAATACGGTTATTGGGGCTCTCGGTTCTGGGCGTGTGGAGTATGTTCCGTTTCCAGAGGTGTTGGTTGGGAAATATCAGATGAACACATGCGCTGACCTGACTGCTCTTCGAGGAGCAGGATATAGTGGTGATTTCAAAACAATTGAAGAAGGTGTTGTTTCTGCAATTGTTGATTGGAATAAGAATGGATAAGGAGATGTTAAGTGGGACTTAAAGACTCGAAGATGCTTCAGGAGTTCAAGCGGGATGACTATTTTGATTATGAGCCTGAACCTCCGCTAATCCACAACGAGGATGTGTGGGTCAAGTCTTCGGCTTATGTAAACCTTGGACCGAAGAAGATTCGTGAGTTAATGGAGTCTGATGACCCTTCTGTAGATCAAGAAGCCGTTCGTGTTGCTTTAGATTACTGGGGAAAGAATAATGGCTTTGAAAGTGGTTTTGAAGTAGGCGAGCCATATCGTGGTGAAGCTCCTGAATTTACAGTGGCTGATACAATGAGGGACATATTGAGTGACGAACGAGTGGAGAGTGTTATTCCTGGAGATTTGACTGTAAAAAGACCTTCTCAAAAATCCGACATGCCTATTATTCGAGATGATGATTTTTAGCGTTTTTTGAGTCGACATGGTTGTATGATAGGTTGCTCGTTTCCTGTGGGACTTCGCCCACGGATAATAGAAAGGGATATCAAATGGATGTTGTGACAGCGAATGTTGTGGTGACGTATGGCGAATCGATTAATGATCCAGAGACAAAGAAGCGTTTGAATCAGGATTTTCGTTCTCGTTGGGGCTACATCACCGCAGAAGTTTTCGAGCTTTACAAGAAGATGAGTCGTGGCGAGATGGATGCGAAGGATACCGACAACCGTTATATCGTCTTTCTTCCAGATGGCACGCTTGCGAATGTTGCTCTTGCTCATATGCGTGTTGTTGACCCGTTTGCCGTTATCGAGCTGGTTCGGCATGAGGAAATTGTTTCTGAACCGACAACTTCGGTCGATGCGATTGTTGACAATGAGATAAAAAAGGTAGTTGTTCCAGAAGTAAAGTCCAAAATCATAAACACCAAAGGCGAACGTCAGGACAACTGAAATAAGTCAACAGAGGGGCTTCCGAATGGTTTCCCCTCTGTTGATAGTTTTTTTATATCCTTCTGAGTAAAGAAGGAGGACTTGATATGTTGAAATCAATTATTGAGTTGTTTGTAAAGGTTGTCGTTGAAGGTTTGTTTGGTTATTTCACCAACAAGAAGAACGACGAGCTTTCGAATCAAAACACAGCACTTCAGGGTGCGTTGGAAACTGTTGAAGATTCTCACAAGCAGGAAGCAGCGGCAGAAGGAGCGGCTCAAAATGCAGCAGAAAACACCCCTAATATTGTTGCGCCTGATGGTGGTCTTGATTTCACTGACGTCAATTCTAAGTCTTAGTGGATGCCTTATAACATCGACAACTGAAGGAAGCAGCAAGACGCCGACGGTGTTTGTCTATCCTCGTCAGCCTGTTTACAATATTCCTGAGCGTGCAGATATTTCAAACATTTCTGGTGCTACGATGGCGAAGCTTTCTCCAGAAGAGCGTGCTGTTGTTGTAAAGAACTTTCAGATACTTTTGTCTCATGAGGCGGCTCTTAGGTCTGTGATTGAATCGCATAATAAATATGCAGAAAAGATGAATGCAGAATCAGGTATTTATGGTTCATCAAAGAAAGATGTTTTCACGGATGGGCTTGTTCCTCAAAATGGTGGACTTGAGTTTAAGAAAAGCGAATAGGAGTATCCTGTGAGTTTTGAATGGATAGACCCTAGTTCGAGAAGCATTGATGAATTGGTTGGCGAGCTTCAGTACAAAGAATGCTTTAACGGACAAATCGATAGCTATCCGGGGAGAGCTAGAGTGCTTTTTCAAAATCTTATTTTGTATGCAGGAGACGACAAAACATATGTCGTATATGTCAAAGACAGGGATTTGAATCCTGTATCTGTTGCTGGGGCAGTTGCTGTGTTGACATGGCGTAAAGAAAAAGGTAGCCCTATTGTTTTGCAAAAGAGTACGGCTATTGTTGGTCAGGGTGAAATTGGAGCTGCAAATAAAGGCGAAGTGTTTTTCTATTTGGTTTCAACAGATACGTCATCCCTTGAAACAGAATGTCAGTATTTGTGGGATGTGCAGGTGACATTGGCTTCTGGTAAGCATTATACAGTGCTTGAAGGCATTACCACTCTTCGTTCTTCTGTTGCGTAGTTTTCAAAGGCGTAGTTTTTGTGTTCTTTTATTTCCGTTAATCGGGGTTGCTATGTCATATTCTGACAATTTTCTTGACCTTGGCAGGGATGGTTCCCTGTTAATCCATTGTTCGTTTGAAGAAAAAGATATTGCCAAAAGTGTCGGGGCAAGATGGGACAAACCTTCAAAAACATGGATTGCAGCATTCACGGTTAAGAATGTTGAGTTCCTCGTTGAGAATCTTACAAATGCAACGATATCAGATGTTGTTGCTGAAAGATTGGAGCGAGATGGTGAGATTGACAAAAAACTGAGGTCATTACGAGAGCTGGCTCAAAAAGATACCCCAGTGAAATTTCGTGTTCCTGGTGTTAAAATTTCCCTCTACAACTATCAGAAGATTGGTGTCATGTATGCCACGGCAGGAATGCCTGGTCTTTTGCTTGGTGACGAGATGGGTCTCGGTAAAGCCCTGACGCTTGATTCAGATGTTCTGACTCCGTCTGGTTGGAAGATGATGGGGGATATCCGTATTGGGGACAAAGTTGTTGGTAGGAATGGAAATTCAACAAAAGTTGTTGGGGTGTATCCACAGGGTGAGAAGAAAATCTATCGAGTTACTTTCTCTGACGGGGCTTCGGTGGATTGCTGTGATGAACACTTGTGGTCTGTGAATACGCCGACACGGATAAACCGAGGTTGTCCGTTTTTGACGATGACTCTCGGGGAAATCATGCAGTCTGGGCTAACTCGTAAGAATGGAAAAAATGGAAATCGTTGGAATTGGTACATTCCAATGGTCGATCCTGTAGAGTTTAAGAAAACGACTCTTCCGATTCATCCTTATGTTCTTGGTGTATTGCTTGGTGATGGGTCGTTGACGAAGAACCGTCTGAGTTTCACATCTGCTGATCCAGAAATCGTTGGTCGCATTGCTGGGTTGATGGGAAACGATTGGCACGTTCGAAAGTGCTGTGGTAAATACGCTTATGAGGTTTGTCGTACAAGCATTGTTCCAAATGACAAGACGCATGCCTACCTACGTTATGCTGGGGTGAAGGGGAAGAGGTCGTTTGAGAAGTTTGTTCCGAAAGAGTTTTTATTCTCGTCGGTAGAAGATCGTCTGGAGTTGCTTCGTGGGCTGATGGATACGGATGGTACGGTTTCCAAAGGAAAACGAGGGGATGCTGCTCAGTTTTGCACGACATCAGATAAGCTGCGAGATGATGTCGTTTTCCTGTGTCGCTCTCTTGGTGGGGTAGCGATGGTTTCCTCGAAAGACAATCCGTTTTATTACGACAAGAACAGGAAGAAAGTTTTTTGCAGGAAAGCATGGATTGTAACCATTGCACTTCCTTCAAGAGTCTGTCCGTTTTGGCTGAGTCGCAAGGCAAGTATCTATCCAAACATTCGTGCAAAGTATAAACCAACAAGGGCAATCGTTAAGGTGGAACCGATTGGTGTTAAGCCAGCGCAGTGTCTTCGTGTTGACGCAGAGGATCACTTGTTTGTTGTGAAGGATTTTGTTGTCACTCACAACAGCCTGCAGTGTATTGCTACTGCTTGTTGGAAGCGTGAGTATGAGGGTGCAAAGAACTGTCTTGTTGTTACCCCTGCGAGTTTGAAATGGAATTGGCCGCTTGAGATTGAAAAATTTACAGATGCAAAATATGTTGTTGTTGATGGTACACCTGAGGAACGTATTCGCCAGTGGCTTCGAGCAGACGTGTTCTTTCATATCGTGAACTATGAACTCGTGCTTGAGGACCTTTTTGGCGGGCGAGAGATTGATTTGAATGATGACGATTCTGCGGCGGTTATTCTGCGGAAAGAAAAACAGATGGCATCAGCGAAACATAGAATGCAAGTGCTTGCTCCTGTGAGGGAACGATTCTGGGACATGATGGCTATTGATGAGTGTTTTCACCCTGATGCTCGTGTTCGTTGCGCAGACGGTTCTTTGAAGAGAATATCAGAAATCGTTGTCAACAAGCTTGATGTTTTGGTTGATTCTTTTAACTTCGAGACTGGGAAAATTGAACAAAAGCCAGTTATCGGATGGTTTAAGAACAGTGTTCGTCAGTGTTACAAAGTGACGACAGATGGAGGAACAAGTTACCCAACTGGTTCTCATAAATACATCACGCCATATGGTGAAAAAACTGTAGATGAGTTGTGTGTTGGTAGTAAGGTTCTTTTTTCTGATTTTGGTTTCAGTGATGTTCAGGTTGGAGCGTTGGCTGGTTCTCTTCTGGGAGATGGAAGTATTGATTGTGGTTCTTCAAGAAAGGAAAGGTCAGAGCTTTCACAATCTTGCAAGAGGCGTTATCGTGTTAGGTGGAATCACTCAACAAAACAAGAAGAATATGCACATTTCAAACATATTCTTTTTGGAGGCAATTGTGTGGTTGTTGAAAATAAAGGGTTTGGAGACAAGTTGGTTTCTGTCCGAACTCGTAGCCTTCTTTCTGAAACAGTGTATAGAAAGATATGTCCTGATGGAAAGAAAAGAGTATCCCAAGAATGGCTCGATCTTGTTAATGATCTTGGTCTTGCGTTGTGGTTTTTAGATGACGGGTCTGTTGTGGATTCTTCTCCATCTGATCGTTGGATGGAAAATATATCAATTGTAAAAAACATATCAAGCGAAGATGCTTTGTTGTTGTCGAGAAGGTCTCTGTCAAAGAAGTATGTGATAACAGAGCATGTTGCTCGTGAGGCAAAAAAGTATTACATGGGCAAAGGTTCTCTTTTTGAAACATGGTCTAGAAATACGACAAAAAAACAATATGTCAGATTTCACACAGAAGGGTTTTGTTGTGAAGAGGTTGAGTTGTTGTCTGGATGGCTTTTGTCACGATGGGGAATTTCTTCAAGCGTTCTTACAAGCAATGGATATTTTTACATTAGCTTGACGCAAGATGGAACAAAGAAGTTGTTCTCTATTATATCAAAGTATGTCCCAGAATCAATGAGGTACAAGCTCGGAAGCTGCTCTTGTGAAGAGTATTCGCTTGACGTTGGTTCTGAAGATTTTGTAATTAAGAAACGCATGTATGAGGGCTCTGTTTTTTTGAAAGAGAAGTATAAGATTCCTTGTACTACTTACAACATTGAGGTTTCTGATAACCATAATTATTTTGTTGGAAATACCTTGGTTTCAAACTGTCACAGTGTAAAGAATCATGCATCAAAGAGAACAAGAAATATCAAAAAACTCAAATCGGGCTTTAGGATGGCGTTGTCTGGAACGCCTATGGATGGAAAGCTTGAAGACCTGCATTCGATTATGGAGTGGGTTGCACCAGGGTTGTTTGAGCCAAGGACAAGATTCTTACAGAAGCACGCCGAGTTTGACTTTTGGGGTCGTGTTGTTAGGTATAAAGCCATTGATGAAGTCAAGAAGCGTATCGAGCCATTTTTTCTTCGTCGTTTGAAGAAGGATGTTTTGAAAGATTTGCCTGACAAGGTGTATAAGGATAGATATCTCACTTTGTCGGCGAAGGAGCTGAAAACATACAAGGAGCTTGCCGACAGGGGACACATCGCAACACAGGATGCGCAGGCGATGACTGCTATTATTCGTTGCAAGCAGTTCTGCGATTGGCCAGAGTTACTTGGTGAGAAGTATGAGGGCGAGAAGATGGTTGCCTTCAGGGAGATTATTCAAGAGGTTGTTGTCGAGAACAAACACAAAGCGATTATATTCAGCCAGTATTCGACGATTTGCGATATATTGTGCAAGGTTGTCAAAAAGATGGGGCTGAAGTTTTTATATATTTGCGGGAACACTCCAAAGAAGGCTCGTGCCTCGATGCAGGCAGAGTTCAATGATGATGAGTCCATTCAACTGATGATTGGTACAGATGCTATGTCGACTGGGTTGAACTTTACGTCGGCTGACTATGTTATCAATTATGATGATGCATGGAGTCCAGCAATCATGAAACAACGTGAAGACAGAGCACACCGTATTGGGCAGAAGAATGTTGTAACTGTGGTGAATTTCATTTGTCGTGATACTGTCGAGGAACGTATAAGAGATGTTCTTTTGACCAAAGGTGCGATATCATCACAAACTCTCGGAGATGAGACAGAGGATCAGATAGTTTCTCGTCTTGGAGCTAAGGACATTGCGAAACTTCTTTAATGGGGAATTTATATGGCAAATGTTTTCGAAACACGGTTGCTTGAACAGTCTCTTTTGAAGCTCTTATCACAGGACAAGATGACGGCTCGGATTTACATGCATCGAGCAAACATCGACATGTTTGTCACATCACAGAGAAAATTTATTTACGATAGAATGCAGAGATTGTTTTCTGAGACAGCGGGTTTGATGACAGATGCTCTGTTTGAATTTGACGTCAAGCAGAGCGTTCCAGACGACGACCAAGACTCGTATATGGCTGAGTGGACGGTTATCTGTGGGTTGGACGTTGAGGAGTCTCCAGAAGCCATTCTTGATGCCCTCGAAAAGGCTTTGCTCGCACAAAAGGTTTCGACCATCTGTCGTGATGTTGCCACTTTGATTCAAGGCGGCTCTGTCGAGGAAGCTGTAAACAAGATTCGGTCTGAAACGGTAATGCTTGGTTCAAAGAACGATGATATTCCTACCATCGAAATCGTAGACCATTTGCATCGTGTGAAGCTGATTCAGGACAAGCAAGAGAACCCGTTGAAGTTCCTCGGAATCAAAACAGGTTTTCCGACGTATGATCTTAAGACGGGTGGATTGTTTCCTGCCGAGGTAACGCTTGTGTCGGCTGTGACTGGCGTTGGAAAGTCAACGTTTATGAAGGCTGTAGCTGCGAACGTTGTCAGCAAGGCTCAAAAAAACGTTCTGCACATCACAAACGAAGAATCCCGTGCGCAGGTTGAGATGAAGTATGATGCTCTGATTTCTGGGATTGACTATTTTTCGTTCAAGAATGCGACGATTTCTCCCAACGAGGTTCAGGTATGGGAGGATTCCATCAACGAGCTGAAGAAGACGAACAAGCACGGGCGGTTGTTCATCAAGGAAATTCCGCACTTCGATAACTGCCTTGCAATCACGAGAACGTATTACGAGCTTGAGCAATTGGGTTATAAGATAGACCTGATTGTGATTGACTATATGGACCATCTTTTGCCTGTCGTTAAGAGTTGGAGTGAAAACGACGAGCAGGGCAAGGTTGCAGCGGACATCAAGGCGTTGGCAGTTTCCTTGAATATTCCGGTGATGACGGCAACACAGGCTGCTACGGCTGCTGAAGCGAAGCAGGAGAAGGGTCGGTCGTTCGGGAAGCTGGATGTATATGGAAGTAAGAGGAAGGTTCACTCCTGTAATAATCTCGTGTTTGTCATTCAAGAAGGGCGAGATATTTCTCAGCTTAAACCACCAACAGGCAAGGGTACTTATGAAGACGAGCGTGAGTGCGACTGTTTTTGGTTGATAGAGGTTGCGAAGAACCGAGATGGTGCGCCGTTCTTTTTCAAGGCTCGACAGTTTGTTCATACTGGTCGTGTTGAGCAGATAAACAACAATGGGGCAATTGTTAACAATGTTGTGAACCAATTCACAACGACCGCTGTTGCCGCAAAAAACGAGGCTTCTGAAGATTTCGATGCAACATTGAACAAGGTAGAACAGAAAGAATCCGAAAGTTCTCAAGAAGTTTTCCCCGAAACATTCCCCGAAACAACGACAGATTTCACCGATGATGAGCCTGTTGTTGTGAAAACTGATATTGTTCGCAAAAAACGTTCATAAAAAGAAAAAAGTCTGAAATAAAGACGGTTGATGTTCGTATAATATGTTATTGGCTGGCCATGATGGCCGTTTTTTATTTGTTGAAGGCGTAAGGAGAACAAGATGAAGAAGTCTGGTGTGGCGTCCGCTTCGGGCGTCGAGCATGTGTTTTTGCGGAACGTTGCAGTTGGTGAAACATTTTCAGGGGTGTATTACCTTGAGAAGAGCTTCATCCGTGTTGCGAAGAATGGAAACAAATTTTCTGACTTGACTCTGCGGGATAGGTCTGGTAGTGTTTTTGCCCGTTTCTGGGGTGAGGTTAACGCTTCGAGTTGTTGGGTTGAGGCTTCTTTTTCCGTCGAGGAATATCAGGGAAACAAGAGTATCGTCGCTCAAAATATCGCTGAGTGTGAAGAACCAGAGGACATGTCGAACTATGTTCCGTTGTCCGAAACCATTGAGACGGACAAGGACAGTCTTGCCGAAATAATTTCATCGGTTACGGAATATGATGCGGAGTCCAAGAACGATACTTGTTCGGCTATCCTTGCCGATATCTTTCGAAATGGATTCGTGAAGAAGTTCGAGACAGCACCTGCTTCGGCTTTCCCTTCGTATGGTCGTATTGGTGGATTGCTTTCCTACACTATTGCCGTGACGGAGTCAGTGAAGGCAACTGCTTTGCGTTTTGGTTTTACGGCTCAGGAGAAAGCCATTGCGTTGACGGCAGCCTTGCTACATCGTATCGGAGCTGCATATGCTTTCGATATCATTGATTGTGCGCCAAAAGAGACTGACCGTGGAGTGTTGATTGGTTCACTCAATATCGGGCTTTCAAAGCTGATGAATACTGTGAACAGGATTAACTTCGCAAGGAAGGAATCAGAAATCAAACTGGATGAAACTGTTGCCGATAGGATTATGCACGCAATGGTTTCTGCTGAGCCTGATGGAATCAAACCGATGACTCGTGAGGCAATTGTGCTTCAGGGTTCGGTTGCGGTTGTTCGAGAACTTTCTGATGCTTCTGATTTTATTGCGAATGATGTCAACGGAAAAGAGACATTCACGGCACATGACCCTGTCACGAAGCGCCGCTATTTCAAGGGGTAATCAGTGGGTGTCAAAGACAACTTCAGGTTTAGACAACCTGATCTGTTGAAAGGAATAATGGCAGAGGTGGATGCCCGGTCTGTGTTGGAGAGACTGGGCATCCCTCCTGCTTTGATAAAGATCAACGGTGAAGAACTGGTGACTCTTTGTCCAGACCATCATTTGTATGTTGGTCATCCTTCTTCTGATCCAAAATGGAGCCTGAATCTTAAGACTGGACAATGCAAATGTAGAACGGAGCCGAGAGGTTCAAATTTTGTTTTTACTGTTGCACGTCTTAGAAAGTGTTCTCCATCAGAGGCTGTTGAGTGGATGATTGGTTCAGATGGTGCGATAGACCTGAAAGCTCTTGAGTTGAAGGGTTTAACGGAACTGCCTGACGATGTTCGATTGGCAAACGGAGAATCATCGGATAAGAAGATAGTTGGACTACAAAGTGTCATTGAAGAGTCCAATCGTGGGTTTCTTTCAACATCTGCTCTTAGCTTTTTCATGAAGCCTCCTGGAAAAGCACCAACAAATATCACGAAGGAAACACTGCGCCACTATGGAGCGTTTGAAAGAACGTGGGGTCAATACCATGATAGGATTGTTATACCTTATCATTTCCGTGGAGAGGTTGTTGGTTGTGTGGCAATCGATAAATGGGGACAAAAGGATTGGCTTCGTCGGAACCCAATGAGATCGGAGAAAGACTACAAAAAAGTATTGTTTCTAGGAGGAATGGAGACATCGAAAATCCTTTTTGGTTTTGATGATGTGAAGGTGGGATGCCAGCATCTAATCATAACAGAGGCAGCCCGTGAAGTAATGAAGCTTTTTCAAGAGGGTTATCCGAACTCAGTGGCTTTGTCTGGTGTTTCGTTATCGGGCGAACACATAAGGCTTATAGCTGAACTTTCTCCAAAGAGCATCGTGGTTATGCTTGATGGAGATAAGGCTGGTCGGAGGGCTTCTAAGAAGATTGCTGAGAAGCTGAAAAACACTTTTGATGTCAGAATAGCATCACCAGATGAAGGAGTTGATCCAAAGATGCTTGAAAAAAAAGACTTCAAAATGCTGATTCGAAATGCGAACAAAGTTGCGGATTTTTCTTGATTCTTCGGACGGTTGTCCTATAATGAACTAAAATTAGGCTTATACCATATTTGTGTCGGGCTGGTCACTATTTGACCTTTTTTTTGGAGGAAGGGCATGGAACGTGTTCCTGTTGTGGTGCGTGTTGCTGTCACAAATGAAAACCTGATGGCTGATTCTCTTCGGAATGATGGGAAGCATCTGAAAGAGAATCCGATTCTCGAAGAAATCCTCTATGACCGAATTGTTGGCATTGTGAGAAAGCTTGCATTCCAATATCGAAAGTCGACAGTGAACGAGGTCGAGGACCTCGTTCAAGATTGTATCGCAAAGATTTGGTCTAGCCGTGAACAATTCAATAAAGATATCGCTTCCCTTTCGACTTGGGTCTGGTGGGTATGCCGTTCTGTACTGAACACAGACTCAAAAAAATCCCGTCGTCACAGAAAAACGTTCAAGTTTATCTCGCAGAAGAATGATGGCGAGAACCACGTTGATGTTTCAGAATACTTCTATTCTGTTACATCGGGTTCGGATGGAGATGTTGGTGTTGCTGAAGTTGTTGGAATGAAAATGGCCATAGAGAACTTGTACGAACAGCATGGGTATGACGAAAAGCGCAAGGAGGTTTTAGATGCGCTTTTTTGTATTGAGGAAGACGGCATCTTTGTTGCATCGGTGCATCGTGCGACATTGCGATTGATGATGCCGGGTCAAGAGCTTCCAGTCAAGGCTCCTGACAACATGAAAAAAGAGTATATAAAAAAGCATGGTGAGGTCATTCGGTTTGTTCGGAATATCGTTCGTCCAGTTTTTGCTCGACATGTTGGAGGGGATTTTCATGGTTGATGTTGCTGCGAGTGGTATCTGCTTTGGGGAATATGAAGCATCAGACCACCAGTGTGTTATCTGTTTGATAAAGCGAAAATGTAAGGAAGAGGCGAAGAAGGCAGCGAAGTCTGAAGAACACGTCCCTTCTCTTCGTAATCTTCGCAAGTCGAATGAGGTTGAGGAGAAGGCAGATTCTCTTGACGTTCTGTTGGAACGTTTGATTGGGATTCTTGGACATCCTGAAATTTCCTCGTTCGGAGAGGGTGCTGCGATTATTGAGTTATATGCTTTTTATCAGGATGGAATTGTTTCCGTTGTTGTGGCGCAGGATTTGAAGAAAAACATCCAATATCAGATTGCTGGAGAGACAAAAGATATTCCTGCTGGGGTTGATATTAACGATGTGATTGATGAAGCTGAATCCATTGTCAGGCTTTTCAAGAAATGAGAACATCGGACTATCCGTATTTCCAATGCAAGTTCTTTGAATTCAATACGGCACAATCGATGGTTGTGCCGTATTTTGACAAAGATGTAAATTTGATTGTTGCATTTCCAACCTCGACTGGAAAAACGGCAATAGCGGAATGCGTATTTGGGTATCACCTTGCTTCCAATGATCGAAGTAAGGTGGTCTATATATCCCCATACAAGGGTATTACAGCAGAACGTCAGCGTGATTGGATTGAAGATAGGCAGTTTGTCCAACATGGCGTCATAGTTTGCACAGGAGACTATCACCCATCTGAAAAGGAGTATGAAGATGCTCGTGTTGTTTTGATGACAACCGAGGCGTTTGACAATCAGACAAGATGTTCTGGAAAGCGGTCTTGGCTATCAAAGGTCGCTTGTGTCGTTTACGATGAGGCTCATATGATAGGCAAGGAAGGGCGTGGGGCGGCTGTAGAAGCGTCTATGATGCGGATATCCCGTATTGCCCCAAGCGCAAGGTTTGTGTTGCTGTCAGCCACTATGTCGAATTCCTTGGACCTTGCCAAATGGGTAAAGACTTTGAATGGCAAGGAAACAAAAAATATCCGTAGCACATGGAGGCCAGTTAGTCTTAAATATCGTCTTCATGCGTATGATGATCGTGGTGGTTGGACGCAAACGAACGAGAGGCGTATAAAAAAAGCTGCTGATGTTGTTGGTCGACCTTCACTTGGACAGAAAGTTTTGGTTTTCGTACAATCAAAGAAGCTTGGTCGTGCTATTGCGGCAGAACTTCGGAAGAGAGGGGTGCGGTGCGGGTTTCACAACGCATCTGTGTCGGCAGAGAATCGTGGGCGGCTCGAACAGATTTTTGATGATCCGTATTCTGGTGTGGATGTTTTGATAAGCACAAGTACGTTATCGGCAGGTGTGAATCTTGGAGGATAGGATGTATTCCATTGATGATATGGCGTCTGAGTTGGATAAGCTTGGTTTTCCTGAAGAAGCCAGAAGACAGGCGATTGAAACAACAAAACGTCTGATGGTAAGTGTCAAAGAGGAACAACGAAGTGAGGTATTTTGGAGTCTTGTTCATCGTTTTGCACTTCTTGTTTCTCCGTGGTGGCGTGATTTTTTCAAGAACGATGTTTGTTATGGCAATGTTTCTAGAGCTTGGGATAATAAAAATGTCTGACAAAACAGAAGCGTTATTGGCTGTTCAGAAAACGTGCCTTTCGTGCGTGAGGTGTTCGATTGGTGGATGTGAAATTGAAGGACGCATCTCGAATGTTTTTTCAAGCTTGAACATGGATTCGAAAGTCATGGTTGTCGGACAAAATCCTGGGGCAACAGAGGTTCAACGTGGTTTTCCATTTGTCGGTCCTTCAGGAGAGTTTTTTGACAAAGCAATTAAAGAGGTTCTTGGAGTTGGGCGAGAAGCTTTTTATATAACCAATGTTGTTAAATGTTTTTCTCCAGGAAATCGTTCCCCCCATGATGATGAAATAAAAAATTGTCGATATATTCTTGATGCAGAAGTTGCTGCTATTCAACCAACGCTCATCATTACTCTTGGTGGACCTTCTTTGAAAGCAATGACAGGTCTGAGTGGTATAACAAAGCATAGAGGAGAAATTCAGTTTTCTCCTCGATATAGCTCAAATGTTCTTCCGCTTTGGCATCCATCTCCCTTGAATATGAATAGTCAAGACAAAAGACAACAGTTTTTCGATGACCTTAAGAAGGTCATTCCATATCTGAGATAACCAATGGCAGACCGTGTAGTGATTGTAGACATTCGACGGGGTCCATGTCTCGTTGACAAAGTTGATCTCGCACAGATGTCGGGACGAGCCGGACGTTCACATAATGGTTCTGGAGCTTCTGCTTTTGTGGATATTGTTGTTCCTGAGAATGATGAAGGAACAGCAGAGAATATGCTTGAGACGATGGATAGTTTTTCTATAGCTTCCACGTTCGATGTGGCTGAGAGAATCGCATTTCATATTCTTCCAGATATATCTCGTGGTTTTGTTTTTGATAAGCCATCAGCTCAGGATTGGATGGATAAAAGCTTTTTTTGTTTCATGGGTGGAAACAAAGATGATGTTTTTAATGCTCTGGAGATTTTGGAAAGAGAAGAGGCTATTCGCTATAGCAAGGATGGGCATATACTTGTCACCCTTCAGGGAAACATCGCAGCATCGTTATATTTTCATCCGTGCGATATTATGGCATGGAGATTAAATTTTGAGGAGCTTTTCGACCGTGGAATAGAGGATACAGATGTTGGGGTTGCTTGGGCATTATCTTCTATTCCAAGCCAGATGGGGCGTGCGACAGCCTCTGGTGATATCCGTGAATGCGTTGCAGAGTTTCGGAATATCGCTTCTGGAAGCGGTTTGAAGGTTTTGGATGGAACAGATGTTATTGGGTCGTGTTGGTGGTGGATTATTGGCGGACCTTCTGTTCGATGGTTAAAATCTGAAGCTTATTCTCTTCGAAAAGATTTTGGAAGAATACGTGTTGCCTTGGAAGGATTGAATGGTGCTTGTTCTTGGGACAAAAAAGAGTTCATAGATCGTCTTGGTGTTCGTATAAGTAAGCGTGTTCCTTCCGAGATTGCGCCTCTTTTTGAGATCGAAGGAATAAGTAAAGAAGTTGCCTTTGGATTGTATAATCTCGGCATTGGATCACTTGAGGAACTCGAAGAAAAAATGTGGCGAGTTGATGACTCTGGAGATGAAAGGCTTATCCGTGCGGTCAAAAAGTTTATCGGCTCAGTTTCTTAAAAGGGCAGTAGATGCATGTTTTGAATCGATGTCCCGTGGCTCTCTTCGTCAGTCAACGGTTAATGATGTTTTGCGTTATGATGGAATAGATGTTTCTTCCTTGGAACAATTTCTTGATAGCGAAGATGATTCTATAAGACTGAACGCTGTTCGTATAATTGGGACTCGTGGTGACATATCGAAATTGATTGAGGTTGCTCTTCGTGAAGACAATCTCAATATTCTCGGTGAAGCTCTTACGCACGTAGCAAAGAGAAAAGACTTGGTAGAACAACTTCTTGATTTGGTTACATCAGAGAATATAACCGTTCGAGAACAAGCGATAGTGATGTTTCGTGCTGCTGGAAGGGCTGATTGTTTGATGCCGCTTCTTTTTGAGGCTGATGATCGGTTGGTTCTTCGGATAAAGAAATATATGGAGATGGAAGACGATGCAGAAACATCCCGTTGAGCCAGATAATTTCAAGAGGTTTCGAGCATGGCTTTTGGAAATGTCTGAGATGTATGGGGTAGAATCCTCGAAAGAGGTTGGACGCCATGTCACGCTTTTGGTAGAATCTCTTGATAGACAAATTTATGATTCAACATTGACAAAAAAACCAGACATCATGCCTGTTCGAAAGTTTATTGCCATTTTCTCAAATCAATATCGCATCCTTACCGATTACGATTACAACAGAAAGATAACCAGTGTTGATGCGAAAAACATTGATTCGTTGGTGAAAAATCTTGATTCTGTTGGTTGTTCTGTTGATATTTATCTGAAGTGGTTTTTCGAATCGTTTCTTCCAAATAACGAAAAAATGTGTCCGCCGACAGTTGGATTGGCTTGCAGTCAATTTTCATATTCGAAATTCTTGTATGTTCACAAGGATGATATTGAAAAAGCTGAAAAACAAGCTCTTGCTCTTGCCGCTGAGCGTGAACTTTACAGGAGAGCCAAGGAGCTTCTTGAAAAAACAGAAAATGCTGAAATTGGACTTTGGACCAAACAGTATCGTGCTGGAGCAATAACCATGGAACAATGGCGTGAGCATATGAATAACTTCGAGAAAAGTTTGACGGAAGGAGAGTCAAAATGAGTGCTGATGAAGTGGCGAGAAAAATTTCTGATGGATGTATGAAGTGTGGAGAATTTACACTTCTTGAAGAAAGACTGGAAGATTGTGATCCGAGGGCTTTGGATGTTCGTATTGGTTCTCTCGACGATCATGTTTCCATGCAACCTGCTGCGATTGCTTACTTTGGTTCGATGTTGAAGGATGCTGAGCGTAATGTTGTTATGCTGAAACATGGTTATGACCGTTGGATGAAGCAGAAATATGCTGTCGCAAAGGCTGCGTTAACAAGTGGTGGTGGAAAAGGTACGGTTGCTGATATTGAGGCGAAAATTGTCACGGACAATGAACAAGATATTGTTGCGAAGGAAGCAGAGATTTCCGAAGCTGAACGTGTTCGTGATGAGCTTGAGACATGGTATGAGGCATGGAGGCAGAAATCTTACTCAATGACACAACATGCAAACCTTGTTAGTGCGGAGTTTGGAACGCATGATAACTTGGGTTCAGAAAGAAATAATGGGGTTGAGAAAAAAAGATTAAATTTTGAAGAATCAAAAGATGTTGTTAGGAATATAATACGCAAAGGTCGTTCTGATGACTGATCTTTTCGAATTTCAAGGGATGTATGTTAAGGAGGAAAAAAGTTAAAGAAGGCGTGCTATGACTGTGTAGTTTTTCGAGGCGAGTAAAACAGGAGAGTTAAAAATGGGTACAATTGATAAGATTAAGAAGTTTGAAGCATCCCGTCCTCGTAATGGTGGGGGTGGAGCTCGTGGCGTTTTTCATACCTTTAACTCAGGCGACAACATTGTTCGTCTGGTTGGGGAGTTCATTGAAGTTAAGACCCACTTCATTGCCCCTGTGAAGAGTCGAAAAGACCGTGGTTTGTGTATTCAAGATGCTTTCGAGGGTGATGATAAGCTGCCGATGGTTGCGAATTGTCCTGACTGGGATGTTGTGAATGAAAAGCCCCGTGGGACGAAGACGTGTCCAATTTGCGCTCTTCAGAAGGTGTATCGCAACAAGGCGAAGATGCCAGGTATTTCGGCTGAGGACAAAGCAAAGTACGACGAATTGGCTGGAAAGTGTTCCGCTCGTACTGCGCTGAAGTGGAACATTATCGACCGTGAAGACCCCTATATCATTGAAGTGACAGATAAGGGCGAGAAGAAGGTTCTTGGTTACAAGATTGTGACCATCGGCATGGAAGCGTGGGGTGATATTCAGGGCATCTTCACTCAGTGCGATTTTGATATCTCTGATGCTAAGGAAGGCATTGATATCAACATTTTCCGGACGGACGAAAAGAAGACATCGTATTCCGCTCGGGCTGTTCTTGAGAAGGGGTCAGTCAAGAAGACTCCTCTTACCGATGAAGAGAGTGCGATGCAGCTTCATGACTTGAAGCGTATGTGTGGCAAGCAGACTGATCCAATTGCTATGCGTGATGCCTTGCACAGTGACCTTCTTCAGGATTTGATTGATTTTGGTGAATGTGGGTCGAGTGTTTCTCCATCAGAAGTTGATGACGCAGTCGAAGAGCCTATCCGTGAAGCTCCGAAGAAATCGGCTCCAGTTGCAAAGGTTGTGCCGAAGAAGGAAGTCGAAGCTGAACCAGAAGACGATGATGCTCCGTTTGACGATGAAGATGGAGCTACCGAAGAGGTTAAACCGACTGCCAAGGCAAAGACTGTTGCTAAAGCAGAGGTTAAAGAGGAGGTCAAGGAAGAGGCAGTTTCTGCTTCCGAGTGGCCGTGCTTTGGTTCGATTGACCCTGAGCATCCTGAGTGCAAATCATGTTCGGATCGTGATGCTTGCGCCGAGAAGGCTGGGATTACCCTGAAGTAAAGGCTTGTGACACTGGGGGAGTATTTACTCCCCCAGTTGTTGCTTTGAAGGGAAAAGGAGAAGTGAATGGCTATGGATAAAAAGCGGGAAGATCGTCTTCGTAAGATTTGTGATAGCATTCAGAAGACGTTCGGAGGAAAGGAAGCAAAGGGTGAGAAGGTTATAACATATATCGGCAGTTCAGATTTTGAGCCGATTCAGCGTTTTTCTTCTGGAAGTATTGAGTTGGATGAAGCTCTTGGTGGCGGGTGGCCAAGGGGTCGTATGGTTGAGATTTACGGACCAGAAAGCGGAGGGAAGACTACGCTATGTTATCACGCTATTGCAGAGCATCAGAAGAAGTATCCTGATGAAGACATTGCGTGGGTCGACAGCGAGTATTCTTTGGACCCAGACTATGCAGGGAAAATCGGTGTGGATGTTGATTCGCTTCTTCATCAGCAACCGACAGACGGCAATCAGGCTTTCGAGATTATTCGTCACCTGATTAAGCTTGGAGTGAAGCTGATTGTCGTTGACTCTGTTGCTGCGTTGTCGCCGAGTGAAGAAATCGAGTCGTCGATGGAGGACACTCAGCGTCTTGGTTCTGCTGCCAGAATGATGTCACAGGCGTTGCGTGTCTTGGTTTCAGAAGCTGGTCGTGCCGAGACAACGATTCTGTTCACGAACCAGATTCGTGATAAGCCTGGAGTTATGTGGGGTGAAAAGACAACGACACCTGGTGGTCGTGCGCTCAGGTTTTACGCATCCGTTCGTGTCGATGTCAGGAATATCGGTCAGGAGAAGGAAGGCGAACTCGTTACTGCAATGCAAACGAAGGCGCTTATTAAGAAGAACAAGACTGCTGCTCCTCTTCGCATTGCTAATTTCGTCATTTCTTTTGGTGTTGGTATCGACAGGATTGCTGGCTTGTTTGACAAGGCTATTGATCGCAACATCATTCAGAAGGCCGGTTCGTGGATGTCTTACGGAGAAACCCGTATTGGTCAGGGGCGCACAGCAACGATTCAGTTCCTGCGTGAAAATCCTGATATTGCGGATGAGATTGAAAAAACTGTTCTCTCCACACCTGCTGGTCCGAAGAAGGCGAAGGATTTCGGTGGCAAGAAGGCAAAGGGCAAGAAGTCTTCTGACGATGAAGATGAAGAGCCAGCGGAAGATGTTGAGGTGGATGCAACGGTTGTAGCGACAAGTGATACAGAAGATGGAGGGACAACAGTCGATGACGTGTGAAAGCCCAACAAAGCTTCTTTTGATTGATGCCAACAATCTTGCATTTCGGGTTGCTTGGTCTCATAGAGAGCTATCATTTCAGGGTTCACCTGTCTCGGTTTTGTTTGGATTCTTCAAAAGCCTGATTCGCTTCAAGCGAGACTTTCCTGATTACTTCACGGTTGTTGTATGGGATGCTGGACATAAACGTAGAGACGAGGAATCTTCTCGTGGCGTTCAAGCTGGCATCATCGATTCGACATATAAATCGAATCGCAGGAAAGAAGATGAGGAGACCCCTCCCGATGTTCAGGTCATTCTAGATCAGATTGACCAGCTTCGGGAGGAGGCTCTCCCTCTTGTTAAGGTTCTTCAGGCTGAGGTTGATGGTTGTGAGGCAGATGATGTTGCCTATACTTATGCCATGAATAACCTTAAAGCTGGAGGACAAACGACAATCGTGACGTCTGACAAGGACTATTACCAGTTGCTTGGTAAAGGTATCACTGTTTTTGATGCAATGAAAGATGAAGTTTGGAACAGGACTCGATTCACGGAAGAGTTTGGATTTGAGCCAGAGTTGTGGGTTGATGCTGGGGCTCTGATGGGTGACAAAGGTGATAACATCATAGGTGTTCCTGGTATTGGTCCAGTAAATGCTTGCAATCTTATTCGTGAGTATGGGACATACGATAAAGTAATTGCAGGATTACAAGCAAAGCCGAAGCGTGGTAAGAAAGAGGAAGAGATTCTCAAGCATATCGAAAGAATTCGCCTTGCTTATTCGTTGAAGAAAATGGACATGGTTCCTTTTGTTCCTCGTCTTCGGTATCATGGAGCGTATGATGAGAGTAAGGTTACAGAATTCTTCCTTCGTTTCCGTTTTGTAAGTCTGCTGAAGGATGTGAAGTATCTCGTATAGGGGGTGAAGATGTCGGTTGATAATTATCGAGTTGGAATTTGTGGTTCTGCTGGAACTGGAAAATCTTCGTTAGGTTTTTCATTGGCGAAGATTCTTGATGTCCCGTTTCTTGCTGCTAAGTCTATTACGATTGATATTCTCAATCGTGATGGATATGATCATAGTTGCGGGATTCAGGTGGAGAAGTTTCTCTCACAGGAAAGCCGACAAGATGCGATTATCAAACGAACCATCGCAGAGCACAAGAAAGAGCAGTCTTTTGTGACGGATAGAACAGTTGTTGATTTGGCCGCCTATGCTGTTGCTGAGTTGCAATCTTCAGACCCGAAAAAAGTAAGCACCATTACGGATTTGTGTCATTCGAACGTATCTCGATATACACACTTGATTTTTTGTCCGTGGGGAAAATCGCCTTTGCGATCAAATGCACGAAGAACACTGAATCCTTGGTATCAGTTTATCATTCACAGCATTGACCTTGCCCTTTTGGATTCGTGGGGGGTAGCTTTTCACATCCTTGAATCAAATGACGAAAAAAAGAGGGTTTCAGAAGTCATAAATTTTTTGGATAAGTAATTCCCAATTTCTTTATATTCTTCGGTCTTTTACAGGTAAAGGAGGACTGAAGATGATGACACAGCCATTACGGATGAGGCATGATTATGGGGAATCCAGTGAGGAATCGGATGAAGAATTGCCACTCGAAAGTAGGCTATCGATAGCCCATGAACTTTTGGTTGTGGCTGGACTTGTGGTCGAGAAGAAACCTTCTCGAAAAGATGAATGAGAGGAGTTCGTTATGGCTTTGAATGATGGATTGGTTGATGTTCCGAACATCCCCCTTCCTATTGGGGACTTTGAGTCAAAAGAAACTGTGACAGACCTTTGTGATAGCGCATTCAAATGGGCTTTTATTGGCGCTGGTCAAGCTGGGGCACGCATTGCCGAGGCATTCTGGAAGATTGGCTACAGGCGTGTTTGTTGTGTGAATACAACATCACAGGATATGGCCGGAATTGATATTCCAGAGGAAAACAAACTCGTTATGGATATGGGCGAGGGCGGTGCTGGTAAGAATCCTGAAAATGGCGAGAAGGCTGCCAAGAAGTATTACGAAGACGTATACGACCTTATGCGTCGTTCGTTCGGTAAGGATTTTGATCGAGTCATTGTCTGTGCTGGTGCGGGTGGCGGTACAGGTGGTGGTTCTTGTGAGACGATTATCGATATTGCCCACGATATTTGTGTCTCGCTCCGAAAAGAAGGTCCTGGTATGCCTCCTGCTGTCGGTGCTGTTGTTTCGATGCCGATGGTGTCTGAGGGTCAGAAGGTTAATGCCAATGCACACAAGCTTTTGTCTTCTTTGTTTGGACGTGTTGGTAAGGATTCTGGTAAGATTTCTGGTCGGTCGTTGTCGCCTTTGGCTATTATCGACAATGAGAGAATCAAGAAGATATACCCAGGTTTGTCGTCTTCGCAATTCTGGAAGACCGCAAATCAGTCGATTGCCAGTCATTTCTACCTGTTCAACAACATCGCCACCGCACAGGGAGATATTTGGACTTTCGATAAGGCTGACCTCAAAACAGTTCTGGATTCTGGAGTTGTGACTTTTGGGGCTTGTCCGCTTCAAAAATGGGATGAGGCAACGGACATCAGCTATGCGATTCGTGACAATCTCCGAAAGACCATTTTGGTTGGAGATTTGGAAATTTCGCAGTCGCAAGTTGCGGCTTGCATTTTCATCGGAAATCCAGACGTTCTTGATTCAATTCCACAAGATCATCTGGAACACGGATTTGAGATGATTGGACGTATTATGTCTGATAAGTCAACGGTCCACCGTGGGCTTTACAAGGGCAACAAGCAGGGATTGGTAGTTTATACCATCCTTGGTGAGCTTGGGGCACCTACGGCACGTCTGGAAGAAATTGCCCGTATCGGTGGGGTTGGCGGGACAAACCAGAAGTATTAAATCTGTTGAAAAACAGGCATTGGAAATGAAACATACCCCGAAACAAAATTTTGGGGTATGTTTTTTTTATATCTTGGTGATAGGTGTCTAGCTTGGAGGAGAAAAGATGGCAATTGTGATAACAAATCGTATGCCTGAAGATGATCGTCCAGAAACATATCCTGGTCGAACGGATGTTCCTGCCAATCAATTGAGTTGGTCGAGAACATATAGGGTTCCCGTTGGTGTTCCTGCGGTTGATGCCGACCCGACAATTCAGCGCACACCTGTTGTTTCAGACACAAAGGGTGGGGTTGTTGTGAGTGCAACATCTCCTGATGCAACAGAGAAATACAAAGAAGCAAAGCAACAGGAAAGTAGCTCATCGTCTTCGAGTAGCTCAAGTAGCTCATATTCAAGTTCTAGTTCCAGTGATACGGTTATAAGCTCAAGTTCTTCAAGCTCATCAATGACTGCTCCAAGTTCGAGTTCATCGAGTAGCTCTTTGGCAGTTGTATCTTCAAGTAGTTCAAGTTCTTCGATGGCGGCTCCTTCGAGTAGTTCTTCAAGTAGCTCGGAAGTTGTTGCTCCAAGTTCGTCGAGTAGTTCTTCCTCGATGACTGTTACCCCAAGTTCGTCTTCGAGCAGTTATTCGAGTTCAAGCTCGTCAGATGTGGTTTTGAGTTCTTCAAGCAGCTCTTCATCGAATGATGCACCTTCTTCAAGTTCGTCAAGCAGTTCTGGTGCGGTTGCTCCAAGTTCATCATCGTCGAGTTCGTCAACAGTCGTTGCTCCATCGAGCAGCTCTAGTAGCAGTTCAAATGGTGCTCCATCAAGTTCATCGAGTAGTTCTTCAACGATGACTGCCCCAAGTTCTTCCAGTAGTAGTTCTTCGACTGTTGTTGAGCCATCAAGCAGTTCATCAAGTTCTTCGATGACTGTTGCTCCTTCGAGTAGCTCAAGTAGTAGTTCAGAGATGACTGCTATAAGCTCATCTTCAAGTAGTTCTTCAAGCTCATCGACAGAAGGGTAGTCAAAATGATTCTTCGACGTGGCTCTTTGAAGATGTTGGCAGATGTTACTAATGATTCAACAAAGAAACCCCAAACGATTGTTGCTCGTCGTGATGGGAGTATGCTTTATTTGGAAGTAGATGATGGGGATGGTGTGAAGAAAAAAATCACATTTGTTGATTATCCAGAAATTCAGCAAGTGTATGATTTTGATTGTGGTGCAGCAAGTCTTCGCACGTTGATGTCGTATTACGGGCAAGAGATTCGTGAGGGTGAGATTATTGAAATCGCAAAAACAAATAGCGATTTCGGAACAAAAGTTGAAGGTTTGAAGGCGGTTGCGGATAAAATAGGAATGAGATGCGAGATGGGTTCGTTGACTATTCCTAAACTGAAGGATTTGATTTCCCATGGAATTCCAGTTCAGGTTCTCATTCAGGCATGGTCAGGCGAAGATAATTTTGAGTACGGATTTGATTTCAACAATGGGCACTATGTCGTTGCTGTCGGCTTCGATGAGGATGGGAAAATCTATTTTGAAGACCCATGGGCAACGTCAAGAGTATGGATGTCTGAAGAAGAGTTCGACAAGAGGTGGACGGCAAAATTCCAAGGTCCAAACGAGAAAGAGATTTACCATTTCGGATTCTATTTTCCAGATGCTGTCCCACAATTCAGGGCTTCTTCGTTCCCACATCTCGCCTAATCAAAGACAAAAATGAAGGCTGCCGTCAGTGGATGCCCACTGACGGTTTTGCTTTGAAAAAACTTTTTTCAGAATTGTTGTTGCAAAAAAAATTCTGCAGCGTATTATAAATCATGAAGGCATGGAGAGAAGAATGACGAAGTTTTTGTTTTATACGGATTTGCATCTTCACAATGTCGCTCCTCGGCATCGTAAGGATGAATACAGCCAGTCGATTTTGGAGAAGCTGGCAGAAATATACGCCACAGGCAAGTCCCGTGGTGTGGATTTCGTTGTTTTTGGAGGTGATTTCTTTGATGTACACAGGATGTATTCATATGATGTCATCTCCGATGCAATGACCACAATTTGTTCATCGGGACTTGAGACCTATGCTATCGTTGGACAACATGACCTAAAGGGATACAACCTCGATACTTATGCAAAATCGACACTTGCTTTTCTTGAGCGTCATTGTCAGAGTTGGCATACTCTTTGGAAAGAGCACGAAATTGGTGATATTGTCTTGTTTCCGTGTCACGCCAACGGAAGCATTGAGGGAACTCTCAAGAAACCTATTTCATCGAATAAGGTTCCTGTTCTTATTGCCCATCTTCTCCTTTACGACCAGCCGTCAAAGTTCTCAACCATATCGACTTCATCGGTCGGTGACAATCCTTTTGCCTTGATTTTGTCGGGAGATTTGCATTGTGGATTTGAAGCTCACGACATAAATGGGACTGTTTTTTGCAACCCTGGTGCTGTTGCACGCAAGGCAACAAGTGACAATCGTGAAGTGAAGTGCTTGATTGTCGAAGTCGATTCTGCAGGTGGCGTTTCGATAGAGTCGGTTCCGCTGGCGAGTGCAAAGAAGTACGATGATGTTTTTGATGAATCTTTTGTTGAGACTGTGAAGCAGACTGCTAAGATGGATGCTTCTGGGTTTGTCTCCGAGATTCTCGAATTGGAAATGGATGCAGTTGATGCCTTTGAGTTGTTGGAAAAAGTCGGAAAACAAAAAGGAGTAAGAAAGGAGGTACTGGACCTTATTATGGCGAAAAGAACGTAAAACTGAGATATTTGTGAAGGCGAAGTTGAGAAGGATGTTTTTTTGCCCATTTGTGGGCGCTTATAAGGAGAGTTGTTCTATGTCTACTAACACAAATCTGTCTGCTGCTATTGCTTCTGTTCCCACCTCAATTCCTTCTGTTGCTGTTGAACCTGTGTCGACTCCAAAGAAGGCTCGTCGGATTGAGCCAGAAAATGTTGTTGTCGCAAAGGTGTCTCACGAGGAGAATGAACCAGCACCGACTCCAAAGAAGGAAAAGGCTGCCCTCAAGAAGCTTGCTGTCAAGCCTCTGAATGATCGTGAGAAGTTCGTTCAGGCAGTGCTGCGCCGTTCTGGTCTGGATGCCCTTCCGAAGCTTGAAACGCTTTTCGACAAGGACCTTACGGTTACTCGCAAGATCAAGGACATCGCAATCTTCATCGGTCAGCCCGAGGACAAGCTTCTGCAGAGCATCGCTGCTGAATGCCCCCACAAGAACATCGTTAACATCACCGCCGAGGTTTCCATCAAGCAGGTCACTGCGGTTATGGAGGATGTTCTCTCCTCCCAGAAGATGTACCACGTCATCGAGGTAGCGAAGGTGAAGGATGCTCCCGAGGGCGAGTACGCTTATCAGTGCGAGAGCGGACGTCACCGTCTTGCTGGTCTTGCCATTCTGTATGGTGTGGATGCCGAGATTCCCCTGCGTATCACTGGGCGCACGTTGTTCGAGTCCCGTGACTCTGTGGTTTTTGCCAACAAGACTCGTTCGACGAGTGCTATTGAGAAGGCTGACCTTATCATGACACAGGCAACCAATGGAGACATTGAAGCGAAGCCTGATGTTGCTTACGACAAGGTCGTTCGCAACAAGACTTCGGCGAACGATTATGCTTTCTCCCGCTCCATTCACCAGAAGATTTACGGTGTCAAGTTTGAATTCGATGTGAGTGTCACTTCGGCAATCGGGCACTGCATGACGACGGCAACGAGCATCAAGGGGTTCTTGACCAGTGCTTTGACTTGGAGCAAGGGCTTGACCCGTATCCAGTTTGATGGTCAGATTAAGGAATCCCTGAAGTGGCTCAACGCTCTTGTTAAGGCAATGGACAAGATTGAGGGCTTCGAGAAGCGCCAGCACATGGCTCAGCAGCCGTTGAAGGCATATGGCGAGCTTTACAAGTCGCTTGCCACGTCCGCTGGAACGACGGGCAAGAGCCCCGAAGAGTTCATTGACTCGCTTGCTGCGAAGATTGTCGCCCTTGGCGATATTGGTCGTGACAAGAAAACTGAGGTCATCGCAAAGCTTTCGTAATCATCTGATTACGGCGAAAACAAAAGGGCAGCTTCGGCTGCCCTTTTTTGTTGGTTTGGAGTGGTTGATTGTATAATGAGACAGTCAATATTAAGGGGATTCTTAATGAGCCTAGAAGATTTCTACAAAGAAACAAACACTCCTTCCGACCATCGGATTAAGTGGGCGAAACCAATTTTGATTATCATTCCAACGAGGGATTTTGATGTGTCGCCTGTTCTCCTTGCATTGAAGGTAGACCGTCGAGAAGTATGTCTGACATATACGGGGAAATCCGAGGATGAGACTTTTCTATCGCAAGAGGTTAAGGCTGTTGGGGCAAATTTGACCGTTTTTGTTGGTCCTGTTGGAGCGTCAAGGCGATTTCCTTGCATTACCGAGGATGGATTGGACATGACTCCTGGATTGCCTGAGAAGGTTCGTGACGCCATAAGGGCTGATTGGTTTGTCAACCTTCACCATCATGATGAGTTTAGTGTTCGTGATGGACTCGGAACAGTATATGGCTTAGCCAAGCTCCTCAAGGCACGCAAGAGCAATTTTTGTGCGGTAACGAACCACGGACATCTTGGTGGATGGATTCGTCAGAACAGTGTTTGCAAAAAAGAAGGACTTCGTGCCATTTATGGTGTCGAAGCCTACGTCAATGATTTTCGTGGTGCAGATGGAGAAGAAGATATTGATGCATTGAAGGAAGAATTGGCCGCTCTTCTTGAAGAGAAGAAAGAGTTTGTTGTGCCGAAGTTTGATAAAGTTCCTGCATTGACCAAAGAAGAAAAAGCAGCTATGTCGAAGGAAGAAAAAGCAGACCATGCTGCTGCGACGAAGGCAAGAAAAGAGGCTGAGGCAAAAATCAAGGATGAGGTAAAAGCAAAAAAGACAGAAGTTGCGGAGCGTATAGATGCTATCCGTGATGTGATTCGTTCTCGTGTTGATGCACACAAGGCTGAGTTGCAGGCGAACAGAAAAAACAACCACCTTGTTCTTCTTGCCCGCACAGAAGAAGGATTCTATAACATCATCAAGCTGTCTAATGATGCTTCTGTGAATGGTTTCTATTATAAGCCTCGTATGACACATGAATCTTTGAAGCAGTGGGGTAAGGGGATTATTGCAACCTCTGCGTGTTACGCAGGCGAGATTTCAGCTCTTCTTCTTGAAGGGAAAAACGATGAAGCGAAGGCGTTGTATGAATTCTATAAGTCATGCTTCGATGATTTCTATATCGAACTGACAATGGTCGAGATGAAAGACCAAGTCGACCTGAACAGAAAGCTCATTCTGTTTGCCAAAGAAGTCGGTGCGAAAATAATCGTGACTTGTGACTCGCACTATCTTTTGCCAGAGCACGCAGAATCTCATGACCTTCTGCTTCTCATTCGAGACAAGAAAACGAGATTGGATGCCGTTGAGAATCCAGAGGATGTTTGGCAGTTTGAGGCAAGAAATCTCTATCACAGAAACTATGAACAGATTCGTTCTATGTGGGAGGACGGATTCACAGATATCCACGGCGAGCATTATGACTATTGTGATGACATATTCACAGAGGAAGTGTTTGAAGAGGCGTGCGCAAATACAAGAACCATTGCGTTGTTATGTCAGGAAATCAAACTTGATTCGGCTCTTAAGCTTCCTGTTCTTTACGAAGATGGACCAAAGACCCTTCGTGAAAAAGTCATGGAAGGATTCAAGAATCGTGGATTGAAGGGGAAAGCTTATAACGACCGTCTTGAGCATGAGTTGAGTGTTATTATCAAGATGGGATTTGCCGATTACTTTCTCACGATGGACAAGATTATTCGTGATACTATCGAGAGACATGGTGTGAACTCGGTCGGTTGGGGGAGAGGTTCGGCCGCAGGTTCTTTGGTTTCTTACTGTTTGGGGTTGACGGACTTAGACCCGATTCAGTATGGATTGTTGTTCGAGCGATTCCTTGATGAAAGCCGTAAAGACCCACCAGATATTGATACGGACTTTGACTCACGTATTCGTGAGCAAGTGAAGGGTCGTATTGTTGAGATGTTTGGCGAGCAGCATACGTGTTCTATCGGGACCTATCAGACATATAAGACTCGTGCGGTGATTGTGGATGTTGCCCGAGCGATTGGGTTGGATGTGTTTGAGGCAAACGAGGTCACAAAGAAAATGGACTCTTTGGCGACCTTTGACGTTGAAGATGATGAGGGCGATATTTCTGAAATGAATATCGACTCGATGGACTTCGATGATGTTTGCAAGCAATACCCTGAGCTTGAGTCTTACTTCAAGAAATACCCAGAGGTTCGTCAGCATGCCGAGGTTATCCGTAATCAGGTCAAGAACATGGGTAAACATGCTGGCGGTGTGATTATTTCCAATCTAAATCTTCAGGATAGGATTCCAGTCGTTAAGACAAAGGACGGTGTTGTTTCAACATGGGTTGAGGGACAAGCAAGTCATGAGCTTTCTGAGGTTGGCTTAGTCAAGTTTGATATTCTTGGTCTGAACCACTTGCCTGTGATTGACGATGCACTCAAATTACTTGAGCAGCATCGTGGTATAAAGATGAATCGGCGTGATATTCCAATCAACGACCATGATGCTATCAAGGTTGGTTCTCACAGTGATATGGTTGGTATATTTCAGCTTGATTCTCCTCAGACAAAACCTATCGTGGATGCTGTACAGATGGACTCAATCTTCGATATTTCTGCTGTGACTTCCTTGATTCGTCCTGGTCCAAAGGATATGGGAATGCACATGATTTACGCACGAAGGAAACATGGAGAACCATATGATATGCCAGAGTTTCTTCGTGAGCAGTTGTCGGAGACTCATGGGGTTCTGACGTATCAGGAAGATGCAATGAGAACATCGCAGGTGCTTTCGTATTTTACACCTGCAGAGTCAAACATGCTCCGAAAGGCTATTGGTAAAAAGATTCCAGAGTTGATGGCAGAGATGAAGGCGAAGTTTGTCTCTGGGGCAAAACCTCGTGTGGATAGAGGAGAAATCACAGAGGAAGAAGTTGTTCAGATTTTTGACCTGATTGAAAGTTTTGCTGGATACGGATTCAACAGGGCACACGCAATGGCTTATAGTGCCGTTTCGGCTGCAGAGTTTTGGTTGAAGTATAACTTCCCAACTGAGTATATGGTTGCATTGTTGAACAATACAAAACCAGGGAAAGTTACTCGTGATGGTAGGCAGTATATCGTTGTCTATCTGAACTATGCAAGAAGGATTCGCATCAATGTTCTTCCTGTTGATGTAAATGCAAGTAAGGTTGGTTTTTGTATTGAAAACAAGGCGATTCGTTTTTCTCTTTCTCATGTGAAAAATGTCGGTGCTGCAAGTGAGCTTGTCATGGCTGGACAGCCATATGCGAATATGGAAGATTTTACAAGTAGGGATTTCAAGTCGAAAGTCAATAAGCGTGTTGTTGAGAGTTTGATTTTCGCTGGTGCTTTTGATTCGATGTATGAGTCACAGCCAGATATTCCATCAAAGCGGATGCAGGCGTTTGTGGATTACTTCAGAATGACTGGCGGAAAATATGATGCTCCGACACTTGTGACTGAGAATGAATGGATTGGCAAGGAAAAGGAAGTCACACAGTTGTCGCTGTCTTGCGTTCCTTTGATTGAGAAATATCGGGAGAAGATTAAAGAACGGAAGTGGTGTGCCATAGGAAATGAAAGTCGTCGTGATAAGTGCAAGGTTTTTGGAAGGGTCGAATCAATCACTCCAAAAACATCGAAATCTGGAAATCCGATGTTTCTCGTTTCTTTGTCGGACGACATTGACTCTATCGAGTTTTATGTATTTGACAGGGCGAGAAAACAGTTCCAGAAGGAAATTCGTATCGGCTGTGTGGCTGCTATTCCGATGGGAAAGTTTGAAGACGGCGGCAAGAGGTTTTACGACTCCCACGATGAGAGCGATATTGTCGAGAAGGTCGGAGGAATGCGGTGATGGATGTTGGAGAGAGAGAGCGTTGCTGGGGTGGTGAATATTCGTCATTCCCGATTGTAGATGTGTCTGATCTTTTTTCTTTGTGTGAGGATTTCGCTAATAAATCAACAAACAACTATGCAGATCGTGGTCAAACAGATCAGGAAAACATTAAGCGTCAGACTATTTTTGGTAAGCTTGGAGAGTTTATTGCTTACAGGTCGCTGTTCAAGTTTGTCCGTGGTCTGACGGAGCCAGACGTTGAAATAAAAAAAGTCAGAGATAAAAGCTATGACTGTGATATGGTTTCTGATGGGTATAATTTTGCTGTCAAGAGTTGTTCAAGGTTTTCAAGTTTTCCTGTTTCATGGATAATACAGTCTTCAGACATAAATGGGTATGGTAGAGACAAATTTATATTCAAACGTTCTCCAGATGCAAATGATTTTGTTCTTATGGTTATTGTGGATGATGATGCTTGTGTTGGGCGTATAGTTGCTACGCCAGCTCTTTTGTCACTTCACGATCTTGAGTTATTTGAGACTCCTTTATCTCGTAATATAAGAGATTACAAAAAAGCTATTTATTGGTCAAGTTTGGTAGAAAAAAGACTTGTTCCGTCCATGTCTAAGAGGTCATTTGGGAAGGTGAGTAACTAATGGATGTGTCTGATGTTCCAGAATGTGACCTTGATCCTTTGGATAGCAAGGGCTTCTTGAGGCTTAGGTTGGTTACGCCTTTTCGGTATCCTGGAGCAAAAACAAGATTGCTTGGAAAGGTTCTTGCCTATCTGAAGCCTCTTCTATCTTCAAAGACGACATATGTTGAGCCGTTTGTTGGTGGTGGTTCTGTCTTTATCGGTATTCTTCAGTGCGGTGTTGATATCAAGAAGGTCATTATCAATGACTTTGACCCAGCAGTTGCATCGTTTTGGTGGTGTGTCTCAGACAAGGATATGAGCAAGGAGTTGGCTCGCCGAGTTGCTGAGGCGAATGTTACCGTTGATGAACATGAACGCCAACGTGAGAAGATGAAATCGGATAGCCCGATAGATAGGGCTTTTGCGGCATTGTTTTTGAATCGGTGCAGCTTCTCTGGAATGTTGGAATCTGGACCCATTGGGGGCAGAGAACAAAAGGGCAAGTATACCGTTGATTGCAGGTATAATGCCGAGGTGCTTGCGAAGCGAATACTCGACATCTCAAAGGTGGCAATTGGCAGGGTCGATGTTTGGTGTGAGGATTTTGGTGGCATAATCGACATGTTTGACGAAAAACATGCCGTGTTTTATTGTGATGCGCCGTATTATGAGATGGGGAACTCGCTATATCGCTTTGGCATGTCTGAAGAAGACCACGATAGGCTTGCGGCAAAATTGCGTCATTTGAAGAATGGTGATTTTGTTGCGAGTTATGATGCTGTAAAACCTATCCTTGATAAGTATTATGACTGGGCGACATTGAAAAGAATCGACGCACGATATTCCATTTCTGGCAAGGATAGGGATTCGTGGGAAGGCAAACAGGAGTTCGTTATAACGAGGAGTCAGTGATGGTCGGTAAATACGATGAAGGCAGTATCAAGGTTCTTAAGGGACTGGACGGCGTGCGCAAACGTCCGGCGATGTACATCGGGGATACAGGGGTTGATGGTTTTCATCATCTGATATGGGAGATTGTCGATAACAGTATCGACGAAGCTGTTGCGGGGTTCTGTGACAAAATCGCCGTCGAGTTTCTCCAAGATGGGTCTGTGATCGTTTCCGATAACGGTCGTGGTATTCCTGTCGGGGTTCATCCGACAGAAGGCATTCCAACTGTTGACGTTGTCATGACAGTCTTGCACGCAGGCGGAAAGTTTGGTGGAGCTGATTCAGCTTTCAAAACTTGCTTCGCAGCAGGAACAGAAGTAAACACTCCAAGTGGTTTGAAGCGTATCGAAGACGTTGTTATTGGAGATACTGTTCTGAATGCTTTGGGACAACCATCTTGTGTTTTGAACACATTTAGGTATTCTGGCGAGCTGGTAAAAATGGTTACGGCAAACGGAGAAGTCTTTTGTACTCCGGACCATCTTTGGCTAGTGAAACGATTTGACCAAATTCTGTGGAAAAAAGCAGTTGAAGTTGATGAGGATGATTTGTTTCTGGAGATTGAGCCAGATGACGATGTTGTTCTTCCTCCAAAGCCATGTCATTGATGAGTTTTTGAATCTCGTTAACTATTGATGTTTTGTTCCTTTTCCAATGAGACTCAAAAACATGAATGATTGTGATTCCATCGTGGATCATTCCAGCGAATCGCCTCAGGTCGTTGGAAAACGCCAAAGATTGAAGGTGTTCTAGATTGCTTTCATCTTGAAGACCTTTGTGCCAGTAATCACCACAGTATTCGATATCTAGATTAAGAGAAGGAATATAGATGTCTAATGCATAATATCCATACTCGTTTGAGTGATTATATTCAAACGCTGCATCTGGGCGGTCTTTGGATATGAGTGAGAAAAGTTCTCTGTGTCCATTTGAGCCTTTTCTTATTTTTCGAATTGATGACTGGATTTTTTGACGAAAAACAGGGTCTTTCCATTTTTCTTTCAGTAGCAATCCGTTTTTCTTTGCTTGTTCCATCATGAGGTTAAAGTTTTTCGTCCAGTTGATTTTTCCTCCTTTCGAGCAATTCTGTGTCCCGTTGTTCGAAATCCAATCCTTTGTCATCTTGGAAAGGTGATCGATGTGTTCGGGGTGCTCGATGTAGAACTTCGTGAGACTATCTCCGATTTGTTTTCTTAGTTCTTCGGTCATAAGTTTTTTGCTGATTTCAGAGCGATGAGTTCTTGCGCTTGGGTCGTCCCATCGAAGAATCTGCCCTTGTTGGTGACGTTTTCGGTATTCTTTGTTTTCGAATAACAACTTTGTTGCTTGAGAAAGTTTTTCACGAACATCCGTTCTTTTCATGCAAGACCTAGACGCTTTGTATTTTTGTCTGGTTTCTGGCTCTTGCATTTTGGCTCGCACAGAATCTGATATTTTTTTCGCAATCTCTGGGGTCATGTTTTGCTTGGTGATACATGAAGGGCAAGGAGATACTGATTCTTTTCGAATCTCGGATTGAACTGTTCTGAAAGATTTTACCAAGTCTCGTCCACACGAAGGACATTTTGTAAGGAAAGTTTTTGTCGAATTTGGCTTTTCTCCATTTACCCGTAGTGATTTTGTCATCACTCCTTGGCGGTTAAACGGAGAAAAAGAAAAAACAAACTCTGAGTTTTTTGTATAATAGTCAAGAACGTCCATCATCTGTCTCCCTTTAAGGTGTTGGTTCATTTGTTGTTGATTGTAAAATTATTATAGGAGGTGAAGATGAAGACTGTTGCGTTTGTTCGAAGAGAAGTTGTATCTGGGAAACATGACATATTTGATCTAAACGTAAACCCATCCAACTCATTTAAGGTGCTTGGTATGGGAGTGTCCAACTCCGGCGGGTTACACGGCGTGGGAGCCTCGGTCGTTAATGCTTTGTCGTCATGGGTTAAGGTAACAATCAAGCGAGATGGTTGTGTTTGGCTTCGTGAATATAACGAGGGTGTTCCAACAGCGACATCCCTTGCCAATACAGGGTCGTGTCCAAAGAAAGAGACGGGAACGACCGTTCAGTTCATGCCTGACAAGAAGTATTTCAGGGATGCGGTTTTTGACGATGTTCGGGTTCGGCGGCGTCTCAGGGAGTTGTCGTTTTTGAATCCGGGCTTGAAGATTGACCTCAAGTGGTCGGATGGGGCAACTGATTCGTTTCACTCGGAAGGTGGGTTGAAGGAATACGTGTCATACCTTCTTGGCAAGAAAACGAAGCTTTGCGAGCCTGTTTGCTTTACGGAAAAGACTGACCAGTTTGAGGCTTTCTGTGCGTTTGTTTATGACTCTGGCTTCGATGAGACAACGTTGTCGTTCGCAAACAACATCAACACCGTTGAGGGCGGCGTTCACTTGAATGCGGCTCTTGATTCCCTCTGCAAAGAGTTGACGACGGTTGCGGACAACGCTGGGTTGTTCAAGAACCTCGGAGACCTCAAGCCGCTCAAGAGCGATGTTTGCGAGGGATTGACGTTGGTTGTTTCCGTTCGTGTTCCTGAGCCGTCGTTTGGTGGGCAGACGAAGACGAAACTTGCCAACGATGAGCTGCGGAAGTCGATGGGTGATTGGTTTGCTGGAAAGTTCTCGGAGATTTTCGCCAAGGACAAGAGCATCGCCAAAGCTATTGCTGCGAAGTTGGTTGATTCGATGAAGGCAAGGGATGCGGCAAGGAAGGCAAAGAACCTTTCCCGAAAGAAGTCTGTGTTGGAAAGTCTTTCGTTGCCGGGCAAGTTGTCGGATTGTTCGTCAAAAGACCCCACCTTGAACGAGCTCTTCATTGTCGAAGGTGACTCGGCTGGCGGCACGGCTATCATGTCGAGGAACAGGACGTTCCAAGCAGTCCTTCCGCTGCGAGGCAAGGTGCTGAATGTTCAGAAAACAACACTGAACAAGGCTCTTGGAAACAATGAAATCGCTTCGCTGATTGCAGCACTCGGTGTTGGTGTTACCGAGCGTGAGGCGTATATCGATGACCTTCGCTATCACAAGGTTATCATAGCGACAGACGCTGACCAAGATGGTGGGCATATCCTTTGTTTGTTGCTCTCGTTCTTTTTCCGTTACATGAAAAAGATGATCGAAGAGGGGCATGTATATATTTGTGAGCCTCCGCTGTATCGTGTTCGTATCGGTTCTGATTCGAGGTATCTGAAGAACGATGATGCCCTTATCGAGTTCCGTGAGAAAAACGAGGGCAAGAAGATTGAGGTCAGTCGTTTCAAGGGTCTTGGTGAAATGGATGTTACTGAGTTTGCCGAGACAGCTATGGAGCCTTCATCAAGGAATATTCGTCGGGTCTATATGGAAGACGAATGTGCTGTCGCCTTGATGTTGAACACGTTGATGGGAGACGGCAAAGAAAATCTTGATGCTCGTAAGGAATTCCTTTCTAAGCGCCTGAGTTTTGGAGACAGCGAATGAGTTCTGACTCAACAGTTGGTTTGGCAGAGATGTCGTCGACGCTATCGTCGAACTTCATGATATATGCTGAATACGTTATCAAGGATCGTGCTATCCCTGATGTGCGGGATGGATTGAAGCCCGGTCAGCGACGCATCCTGTGGTCTATGTGGGATATGGGGTGCAAACCGAAGACACCGCACAAAAAGTCTGCTCGTATCGTCGGGGACTGTTTTGTCAAGGGTGAACTGGTACATACAGACAAGGGTCTTGTTCCTATTGAGGAGTTGGCTGTTGGAGACAAAATTGTTCGGGCAGACGGTAGTATATGTACTGTCGTTAGGTGCTTCGGAAACCCGACAGGCGAATTAGTGAAGGTGTCTTTGTCAAATGGATCATCTATTCTTGTTACTCCGGGGCAACTATTTCGTGTCTTGGAAGACGACCTGACTCTTTCTTGGGTTCGTGCAGACAGCCTTGATGGTAAGCGAGTGTTGTCGACGAATTATCGTTCTCTTTGTTCGTGTCCTGTCTCTGAAGATGATTGTGTTCTTTCATACTTGGCTGGACTTTATGTTGCTGAGGGGTATTTGGTTGATAGGAATGGCAGGGGAAACAGAGTTGGAATTTCGATGTGCGATGAAGAAGTTGTCGATTTTGTTTTTGATTCTTTGTCTTCGCTCGGCGAAACACCTTACCGTTCTCTTCGTGCTAAACAAGAGCAAGAGTGGCAAGATCAGTTTTGTGTAAGATTCACACCAAAATCAGACGGTGCTTTTCTGTCGGATGTTTGCTCGAATCTCTGTGATAAAAAGAACGTTCCAGATTTTGTGTTATCAAATCGCTCCCTTTATGCTGCTTTTTTGGCAGGGCTTATCGACGGCGATGGGCATGTTCGTATGGACAAGAGGGAGATTTATTTCACAACGAAATCTCAGCATCTTGTTTATCAGATTCAAACAATTTTGTCTGACTTTGGAATTGGGTCGACAATTTTGAGGCTTCAAACTGGGGTGTTTCATGTGCTTGTCTCTGGAAAGAGGGCTTCTATTCTTGCTGAGATTGTTTCTCCGTTCTTGAGGTGTAATAGAAAAATCGAAGCAGCAAAGAAATTGTCTGAGTATAGCTGTTCCCGTGGAGAATGGGATACGGCTTTTGAGTCAATTCCTGTCGGAGAAATTTTTTCTGTCTTGTCTAAGAAACATCTTGGGGGAGGGTGGTTTAGCGACAAGGATGGTCGTCCGTTTCGTTCTGGAATAAAACACGCATCTGGATGCAAGATTCGCTACTCCAAAGACCTGAGTGTTCGTCAGATGACTTTCGATACATTGGAGGCAATTGGGGTAGTCGATAAACTCAAAAGAATTGGTGAGAGTGATCTTGCGAACAGGCTTTCGAATGTAATGGAGAACTATACCGTTCTTCATGTTGAGTCTGTCAACGAGGCAGAAGGTCAAGAAACATACGATGTGGAGGTTGATGCTGAAAATCACGAGCTTCTTGTTCGTGGGCTGGTTGTTCATAATTGTATTGGCAAATACCATCCTCACGGTGACAGTGCTGTCTATGAAGCTATGGCTCGTATGGCTCAGCCGTTCGTCATGGTGAATCCATTGGTTGACGGCAAGGGGAATTTTGGTTCCGTTGATGGTCATCCGCCAGCAGCTATGCGTTACTGTGTTACAGGCAACACAAGGGTCAGACTGGCAAATGGTCAAAGCGTTCGGATTTCAGATTTGGCTATTGCTGAAAAGAATTCCGATTGTGACTTGTCTTTGTTTGTTCTGGACCATGATGGTTGTCCGGTTCATGCCTCTAAATTCTTCAACTGTGGTGATCATGACACGATTAGAGTACAGACGTCCAAGGGCTATGCTTTGGAGGGGAGTGGTAATCATCCTGTTTTGGTTTTAACTAATAGCGATGATGGTCCAAAGATGTCTTGGAAAACATTTTCAGCAATCAGGGAGGATGATGTTGCTGTTATTTTCCGAGGCAGGAGTCAACTGGAAGAGTCATTGTCAGACAAAGAGAATAGTCTGTTCCTTCTTGCTGGTGCTTGGGTGTCAGAAGGTTTTGCGTCCATTGGTAGGTCTGGTTTTTGCAACACCGACAAGGTGTTTTTCAAGGCTGTTGAAAGTGCTTATGAGTCTCTTGTTGGCGGGAAGTATTACTCGTACAGTCGTTTGTTGAAGTCTGGAAAGAGGATTTACGAGCTTGATATCCATCAAACAGGTGAGTTTGCAAAGTCGCCTTTGGGAGAGTTGATTGGCTTCAGGAGTAGTGAGAAGAGGATTCCAGAGTTTGTTTGGAGGAGTTCTTGCTCGGCAAAACGGTTGTTTCTTTCTGCCCTCTTTGAAGGGGATGGCTCACTTTCAACTCTTGATCGCAACTCGATTCAAATCTCTTACTCTACTTGTAGTCCACAGCTTGCAAAAGATGTCCAGAATATGCTTCTGGAGTTCGGCGTGGTGAGTAAGCTGTCTTATGGGTCGAGAAAAGGTTCTATCAAGGTGGTGGTGTCGAACTTTCGGGATGCGAGTATCTTCTCTGAAAACGTTAGCTTCTGGGGTAGGAAACAAGAGAAGCTTGAAAAGGCTTTGTTTCGCAAGCGTTCATCTAAATTCACGATGAGTTCAGATTGCGTTCCTTTCTTGGCGAACTATCTCCGTAAGACTGTCGTTGGGAAGAAGGAGTGGCTTGTCAAGCACAATTGTGACCGGATTGAACGTTGGATCAGAGATAATGAGTTGAAAGAGGTCGTTGGAGAGCATTGGGAGAAGTTTGAGGATTTGGTAAGTGGTAACTACTTCTTCGACAAAATCACTTCGGTTGAAAAAGGTCGAAACTGTGTTTACTCCATCAGGGTTGATACTGAAGACCATTCGTTCTTGACTGATGGTTTTGTCAGTCATAACACGGAAGCACGTTTGACAGACTTCGGTGCGCATGTATTGTTTTCAGATATTGATTCTGACACGGTTGACTTCACGCCGAACTATGATGGCTCTGAGAGAGAGCCAGTTGTCATGCCTGCCCGTATCCCGTTGTTGCTTCTGGCTGCACCGTCTGGTATTGCCGTGGCGATGGCGACAAACACGCCGCCACACAATCTTCGTGAGGTTTGCAAGGCGGTGATAGCCACTGTCGAGCTTGGTGCGCCTCTCCCGCCAGAGCGTGTTGCACGCTTGATGCTTGGACCAGACTTCCCGCTTGGCGGTATGGTTCGTTGCGTGAGCTATACAGGTGCGAGGGAGTCTATTCCGTATCGCTCGATTGCTGACTTTGAGTCTGAGGGTTCAAACAAGGCTATCATCATCCGTTCTGTGCCTTACTTGTCCAACAAGGCAGAGCTTATCAAATCCATTGCCGATTTGGTGAGGGACGACAAGCTTGGTGGTATTGCTGAAATCAGGGACGAGTCTTCTGGTCAGGAAATTCGTATCTGCATCGAGTTGAAGCGTGACGCTGACCATCAGTCTGTTCTCAATTCGATTTACCAGCAGACAAACTTCCAAACATCGTTCCCTGTCAACATGACGGCAATCTCGAACAGAAAGCCTCAAGTTTTTGATGTGTCCGCTGTTTTGGCAGAGTTTGTTCGGTTCCGCAAGGAGGTTATTGGTCGTCGGACAAAGAATCAGCTTGCGAAGGCAGCTCACAAGAAAAAACTGACAGAAGCTGTTATGGCTGCGTGTCTTCATCCTGACAAGACGGTGAAGTTGATTCGGAGCAGTCAAGAGCCAGTGGCTGATTTGATTGTCGAATACAAGTTCGACAAGGAATGCGCCGAATACGTTTTCAATATGCCTATTCGTAGGTTCAGCAAGGTCGATGTGACAAAGCTCGACGAGGAACTGAAGGAGCTTTCTGGAATCGTTTCT